AGTTTCCTTTACCTGTAACTACTATATCATTAGTCTTCGTAAACTCACATGTTGATACGATATAGGTCCCTTCATTGTTTCGCTTTGCGAACTTATCAACTGTAATGCAGTTTGGACATTCTGTATCAACTACTGACTCTACAAGACCTAACGATCTTAAGTATTCTTTCCAAACTCTGTTGGAAGATGGCATATCTGCCATTTTTCGAGAAAGGTGTGAAAGCTCATCATGTACCATAAACCAATTGAAATTAAGTGCTGTAGATATTGCCCGTATGACACAATCCCCAACCTCAAGATCAAGCGGATTACCGTTATAATAAATAAACATGAGTTTCACCTCCTCTTTCTCTATTACGGATTAATCATCCCAGTTTCTATCAGGATAGTGGTCTTTAAGCCACTGTCTTACTTCTTCTCTCCAAAGCCTAGGGACAGCATTAATAGTATATGGGAGCCCAGTTTTATAATGAGGCTGTCCATTTATAATCTTTTTACCATAATAAGGGCCCATAATTTATCCTCCTATTGTATCGGTTAAAGCCTGAACTACGGTATCAATATCTTTAATTGTTGTAGAGATATTTGAAACTTCTGTGGCCTGTGCCGTAACTCTATTATTTAACTGGTCAATCTGTGAAATAACATCATCATTCGTAAGCTCTATAGAAACAATCGGTGTTATATCATCGCCTGCAAAATACATTGAAACTGCAAGGGGTTTAGTGTAGCCACTATACTGTCCAATTATTTTCTTATCTTCAAGAACCTGGATAAGATTGCAATCTCTTGTGGATGCAGCAATCTGTTCTACAGAATAATCCCCTTTATATATTGTTGCTTGTAATCTTGTTGTATCGACATTAATGTCATTTACAAGATTAAATACTGTAGAGTTAAATTTTATTGATTTCATAATTACCTCCTTTTATACATAGTAACCTCATGAGCGAGTATAGCGTCCAGAGGTATTGTTACTTTTATTTACTGGCGCTCCACCTGAAGAAAATTCAGTTACTGTTACTGATGCAACCGTAACACCATCTAAAGTAAATGTCGCTGAACCATTTGCACGTGCACCATCATTTTGCCAACAGTTAATTGATATCGTAAGTTTATATGGTATTGGAATCTTCTTTCCCGCTATATACACATTTCCTGCATTAACATATCTGTATGTATTAGTTTCTCCTAAGTCTTTAGTTCCACCGGTATTACCAGACGGAAAAGTATACGTTCCAGAGTTATTATTAGGAACTGACTCAGTTGTTACGTATCTGTAGTTAGAATCTGCGCCCATATCAATATTTGCGGCCCTAGATGTAGGCGTAAACGTTCCTGTAGGCTTAAGTCCATTTACAGTAACTTTCGATAAATATTTTCCTTCATCAGGGGTTACTACCTGACTATCTCTCGAACTTTCGATGGTTTTTTCCTGTGCAGCAAATGTACCAACCTGATCGACATCATTTTCATTAGAGAATGTGACACCCTCTTTAACATCTCCTGGTAATGCATTACCGGTGGGGCTAATTCCTCCAACACATTCAAAAATTGCCATTTATCCCACCTCCTCTATAATTAAATATACAGTCATGGATGCAGATTGAGCTTTAAACACCATAGTAACTGTATTTCCGTCAAGTGTCATTGATAGCGGCATCTTACCAAATACATCTGTAGCTGGTCGTAAAATCTTTGTGCTATCTATTGCATCATCTGTAAACTGGAGTGTTGTATCTCCACTTACCAAATGTTGTTCAAGTACTACTTTTTTATTTTCTTTTTTCTTGTCCAAGTAATTAATACTATCAGATATCTTATCTGCTGGAACAACATTTGAGCCATTAATAAGTGGTGCCTCAGCATATGTTTTTGTTGTTACCTTGTATAGATTTCCGTCGCTAAGATATACTTTATCACCACTATGATATGTCTTAGAAGCAATATCAGTCGGCTCATAATCTGCTATTGAACGCATCACGAGTTCTGGTGACTGTGAAAACAATAAATACATAAGATCTGAAATTGTTTTTATTTCAACATTTCCGCCATCTCCAGGAGTGAATGTATCACCGATTGCTATTGGAGCAGTAACTTTATACATTAATCTATCTGCTGCAGAATAAAAAACCTCATTTACTTTATGCGGCATTGAGGCAACTCCTAATGGCTCTGTTGGTGCTATGGAATTTCTAGTATGTGTATCGCGGATGTCCTGATCAACACCGCCTACTGTAATAATATCAATTTCATTATTCAATGATGGCATGATTCGTATTCCTCCTTAAGGTGTTGATAGGATAAGTCTGCTTCCAGAAACTGATCCTGCTGTATTAGGTATAATAACCCTATTTTGATTTACATATATGTATTTAATTGCATCTATTTGATTTTGCAGATTAGCTGCAGCATCTTCATCTAACTGACCTTTTATGTGGTTATACCAGGCTGATATATCAGCTTCTGTCGTAGATAAATAGCTTTCCATTCTGCTTTTGAAATCAGTCCAGAATACATCAAACTCGTTTCCTAAATTATTGAGCATGTTTGATATTCTTGCCTCACTCGAATCTGTAAAATCTTCAAAAGAGCTATCAATTCTGGTCATGAAATCATTAAATGCCTGATTGGACACATACATAAAGTCATTGTAGCTATTCTCAAATTGAATAAGCTCTTCTGATGCATTATCAGTGAAGTTCGTCCACCAAGTATTAAATGTTTCTTCTGAAGTTGACATGAAATTATTAAAAGTTGCGTGGCTATTCGACATAAATGTCGTGAATTCAGTATTATTCCTATTAAACCATTGAGTATACTGTGTTTCCCACTGAGCAACAAGATCATCTATATTCATATTTTGTACCGCTCCGGTTACAAACGGACAAGCGCTTGTTCCGACAGCATTGACAATATCAGCTTGTGTTATATATGTAGCACCAGCTCTTACTAAGCAATATGCAAGTGGATGCTGATGAATAAGCTCTGTGTCGACAAGATTCGGATATGTCGGGTTTGTTGCCGGCGTTCCAGAAACCAATACCAAACTATTTCTTCGAGCTTCATTTCGTTCATCAATTTCAAGACATACTGCTACATATTTATCAAGAAGAACTTCCGGCTGAGGAAGCAAAAGTGCATATATTGTATCGTTTAATGTCCATGTATGGTTAAACCATGCCCTTCCAGATTCGACATTTACCTGAAATCCATCTCCGGAAGCTTTAACCATCATTTTTCCGCCAATTTTCATAAAGACTCCATCTTCAATTACCCCATCAAAGATTGAGCCAAACTGTTTGGCGCTATACCGTCTATCTCCTTCTCTGGAGTTGAAAAAACCATATGTTAATGCCATTTTAATTATCCCTCCGTATTATGTACTTCAAAAGTTGGATAATATTTTGAACCACTCGACACATCTTCCGAGTATATAAACTCAGTTACTCTTGAAGCAGTTTCAAACCCATACTCATTTCTTATTTGGACAATATCTCCCATGAAAAAATCCTCACCATAAATAAAAGATTCAAATGGATCGGTTTCCCCATCAAATTCTTCTGTTTTCTTTGTTTCTGTTAATTTTTCTGTTCCTCTTTGATCAAGGAGTGCATAATACTCAGCATCCGAAAGCTCTTGTCCTTCTGCGTTTTTCTTTTGAATGTCTCTAGCATCTGTGTATAGTTCTCTTCTATTAACACCTGAAGCTGAACCGATTACTCTAGTGGCTCTATCCGTACCTTCACCTTCTCCGGCAATCAATGTTACATTTTTATATTGAGTATCGTCTTTTGTGTAGTTGGAATTTAAAAGATTTTCAAATTTAGGTGAGAATATAACATAATTATTGGAGTTTTGTAAGAAAGAACGGTCAGTCCCCATATATAACGAAAAGATAAGTTGCTTATTATCATTCAAAGTCATTTTATACCCGAGTTTATTTGCTTCACATATTTCATTAATTACTGTCAGTAAATTATCTCCTGTATACTGAGCTGTAAGAGTCAGTGATGTGATTCTCGGATCAGTACTATCTAAAAATATAATATTATTCACCTTTCGAGCCGCTATTGATGGAGAAATAATATTTTCATTTAATAGCCTTTTTATCGCATTTTGAAGATTTGCATTGTTGAAATCCGTCTGCGTCCATATAATACGTCTATCGAGGATGGACTCTAAACTCCTACCTGTTACAGTAACTTTATTGCCATCCTCAATATCTGTATTGATCTTTATGCCTTCGACAATCATGATTCGATCAGAGTAGTTGTTTACTAAATATGTTCCGCATTCTAGGTATGAAAATATTTTAGTTTCTGCCGGAATATATAGTTCAAATTCCCCTGGCTTGTTAAATCTGTCAACCCATAATGCAGATTCATAATGATCTATAACTACAGATTTATCGTAGTTTTGATCTAATGCATAAAGAATCATAGTTTTATACTCCCTGTAATAATATCTTTGCTGTTATTATGAACTCCACATCCAGCTCTCCAGTTTGACATGTGTATGAGAAAATATTATCTCCTGGGTGGATGGTAAACCAATCAGCATCCTTATCGATAGCATTAAGGATATTGATAGTCTTTCCATCCCTAATAAAATGAACATATTTATCATTTTGATAGGTTGAGATTTTTATCTCGTCTCCGTAACGTATCTGTGAGCCAATAAGAGCTTCAACTCTAGTAGTATCAATAGACATCTTCTCTCTTGTAGTGTTGTTATAAATCGTAGGGTTCGTGAATCGTCCATATGCATACATTGACATTAGTATTCCGGAATCAACTTCACCTTTATACGTTATTACATTTTCCCTTCTAACCTCGATTGATGAGAATTCAAGTGTTGGACTTAACTCATCTGGATCTTCAAAAATAAATTCGAATCGATGATCGACGTCTGAGAAAAGAACTTCCTGTGATCCCTCAAGGCCATGTTTGGTTAACCATGGTGATTCACATTTTATAGTAATGTTGGTATTTGAATCCTGTTTAAAAATGTCAGGTTCGTTTGATTCAACATATCCTTCAACTTCAGCTGATCTATTATCTGTTTCAAATACAATATTAACCCTTCTTTTTAAAGGGAAATATTTGTATGTTAACTGTCTAGCATCTTCTACAGTCATGTCATCTTGAGGAAGAAATAGAAAATGAAATACGATATCCCTCTCATTTCCTCTTGCTATTTGGAACCTTTTTCCATCAATCGTTGCGATGCTTTTCATAATAACATCTGCTTTAGGTGGGCCGAGGCCCTCTATCTCTGTGATAAAGAGCCCCGTTCTAGGTTGAGTATCGGCAAGAGTAATAGTAATACTTTCACCAAACTCATTGGTTACTTTTACATTTTTAATCATGCCATTACTCCTTTAAGCTGAGAAATCTGATTCTTAGTCTGTCTATAAATCTCATACCTTGAAAGAGATTTCGGTGAATAGTTATTTTGTGTAAAGTTAATCTGACTTGGTGAATTCTTTCCAACAATATTTCCCTCATTTTGACCGATCGTCGAATTAACTGGGATTGCTATTAATGAACTAAGTTCGTTAAGCTGTTCCTTAACATACGATAGATCAAGAATCGGCGTAATAACAGGATTGAAGTCAAATTCATTATTGATGATGTCCTGTAGCCTACCAGAATTTATACCATCTATAGCACTATTAGCTACGCTCTTCGCTGCTCTATAAACATTATCTGCGCCATCTGTTATACCCAGTGCATATCCTTGTGAAATAAAACCACCTATCTTCCTTGTAACTCTTGACGGTGAATGGACATCCGGTATAGATGAAAGAATCGAAATTACTGATTCAGCCATAGCTCTCGCTGCTGAAATTGCCTCTTCGGCATATTCATTTATACCATCTCTTAGGCCGAGAGCTACATTTTTACCAACATCATATGCAATTTTAGATAAGTCATTTCCATCTTTATCAAATGGTCCTGTAATAGTTTTTACAATTGAAGCACCAAGTGTCATAAGCTGCGCAATCAATAACGGTTCATTAAGAGATATTGCCTTAATTAAAGAATCTATTATAGAAAGCGTTCCGAAGTTATAAAACCAGGTTGACATACCATTTTCATATACGCCAAACTGTGTATTAAATGTTTGTTTTACATGATTTACAAATTCTGTAATAGCGCCATCAATGATATCAAATGTTGTAAGTCCATTTGCTAATGCTGTAACTATCGGATTTGGCTCGTTCTCCCCAGTAGTCAACATATTAGCGAATAGGTTTGTAAGAACGCCTGAACCAATCTCTGCAAACATATCTGGTGATAATTCGGACGAGAATGTCTCAATAATTTCATGACACATTGTTGTTATAACACTAACAGTAATGGCTTGGCCTGCTCTGAGACCATCCCTAAATCCCATCTGCGTATACCAACCTTTATCTTTCATTACCTTAGAAGGTGAGTGAATCTGAAGTGCTTCATCAACACCCTTAATTGCTGCTATACCCATACCGTGAGCTGCGGCATGCGCTGCTTTATGGTCGTTAAGTGCATCTGAGAATCCTTTGGAAGCCATCTCTCCGGCATAAGTAAATCCGGCCTGAACTATAGCAGCCTGAGATTCAGGAAGAGTCATTGACTGTGCAAAGAGGTCGTTAGCTTCTTTAAGCTGATCATCTGTCATCTGTATAAACGCTGCAACTGTCTCATAACCCTTGGGTCCCATCTCTGCAAGTTTCTGATAAAGAGCCTGATCAATTCCTCTCTCTGAAAGAACGGCAAGTCTATGTGACCATGAAGCAAAACCATCAATATTTGACTTCATATTTTGAAGCATTGTGTCTGCGGTTACTTCTTGCTTCATTTCAAACTTTGAGAAAATATCAAGTTGATTTGAGATAGTGTCTCTCATAGATTCAAGGAACGTTTTTTGCTCTTTTCCAGCTGAAGTAGCTTTACCTGTATTTGTAGCTAGTTTTTCCTGACCTTCAGCAAGGCTATTTACTTCTTCGCCATATTCTTTTGACGGCTTTTTAATATCTATCATTTCTTTTCGAAGATCTTCAGTCGCATTTTTATTCTTTTCTGTAAACAAACCAAATCTCTTCGAATACTCAGATATTGGATTAAATAGACTGGGTAACTGTGCGGCTCCTTCTTTAATTGGATCGAGTGCTGCATTTGTTAGGCTTGATCCGGCTTTAGCTGCATCGCCCTCTTTAGACTTTATTCCTAATGAATATCCATCACCAAAATCTCCTCCAAGTTTTTGAGTTTCTTTAGCTGGAGAGTTTGAATTTTGAGTCTGCTTAATAGCACCTAATGCGCTTTTTACAAGTCCTGATGCGGCATTCCATATTTTTTTAGGGGCTGATTTTATACCTTCAATAAAACCATTTACAAAATCTTTACCTAGCTGGACTACTCCTTTAATGCCTTCTGATATACCTAGCATAGCTTGTTTTAATACTGCAGCACCTGCATTCTTAATAGGCCCTAATAGTTGTTTCATGCCTTCTATGATTTTTATAACTATTTCACCACCACATTGAAACAGATGGATAAACCACATTTTCATAGCATAGATAATTGCATTCATTAGATTATCTACTGCTTCGATTATCAGAGGTGTATATCTTCTTATTTCATTGGCAGTTGAATTTAAGAAATTAATAAATAAATCATTTCCCGCTTTCACTAAAGCTGGTAAAGACGCATTAATACCATTTATTATACCTGTGATTAGTTTAATACCTGTTTCCACAAATCCAGGTATAAGTCTTACCATTTCATCTCTAATTGCCTCTACAACGGTGCATACTAAATTAATTAGATCTGGTATGAGAACTGTTAATCCAACAATTAATTCATGACCTAAATTAGTGATTGCTTTTACTATTTGTGCCGCACCATTACCTATAACAGTAACAAATTGAATAACGCCATTTGCTGCTGCAGTAAAAACTGCAGGTATTACTGTTGCGACTATTACTCTTATTGCTCCTAGGCTAGCAACTACTGCTGAAGCTGAAGCAGCAAGCAATGATAACCCTACACCAAGTAACGCTATTCCTGCTCCTAATCCAAGTACTCCTGCTCCTAAAATAGCTACTACAGCCGCCATTGCGGCCATTACTGGTATGAACTCTACTAAAGCTATAGATGCAACTGTAAATCCAGCCAGCACGGCAATAAGTAAAGCCAAATCACCTAATAATTTCAAGAACGGAATAGTACTAAGTACTTTTAGTCCAACGGAAAGTACTGTTATAGCAGTTCCTAATATTAATAATGATGATGCAATTCCTGCAAGTGCTAATGGATTTGCTTGTATTTTACTAAGTAATGCTAAAGTACCTGCCATAGCAATCATAGCAACTAATACTCCACCAATACCCTGTACGAGTTCTGATAATTTCAGTTTAGAAAATATAAGTACTGTTGCTGTGAGCATTGAAATTGCTAGGGATACTTCGATAAAAGCAAGTCCGACTTGAATGATTCCTTTAGGGTTGACTTTTCCTATAGTCAGTGAGAAAGCATACATTATAGCAATTACTGCACCGACACCCTGAACTACCTCTTCGAACTTCATCTTACCTAGTACTGATATGGCTATCGATAATAAATCAATAGCTGCGGCCATGGCAATCATTACACCTGCTCCCTTCATAACTTTGGTGTCAAAGTTAGAAAGAAGTACTGCTTGATTACTTAGTGCTTTTATTAATATGAGTACTGCCGCCATTCCTTGAATTACGTCATACCATTCAAGTTTTCCGATAGTTTTAACTGCGGATGCTAAAATACGAACTGCTATTCCAAGAGCAATCATCGTTGATGCACCCTTCATAACCTTCGTATCCATGCTAGAAAGTAGAACTGCCTGATTACTTAATGTTTTTATCAAGATAATCAATGCTGTCATACCTTGCACTAAGCTCAGGAAATCGAGTTTTGCTAATGCTTTTACAGCAATGGTTAATACCAAAACAGCCGAAGATAAACTAATCATTAATGCTGATAATGTTACTATGTTTGCCTGTGCGGTAAGTGACGAGTTAGCAATTGTGGCTGTGAAAGCTATAAATCTTTTTAATGTTTCCATCAAGATTTCAACAGCTGCCATACTACTAATTAATCTTGTTGGATTTATAAGCGATAATACTAAAAGCGATGCTGCAAATATAGCAATGGCCTTTGCGAGCTTTGTGAGTACGCCTGCTTTTAAATCTGCCTGATATGTTATAAGTGCATTTTTCACTTCAAATAATATGGATGATAAGCCACCCATATATTTAACCTGTTTCGTTATCTGTGCTAGTGACTGTGCAAATGCGGTGAACATAGTGCCAGTTGTAGCTGTGCTAAAGAAATTTAAAAATGCTGTAAATGGATCATTACCACTACCTTTAAATGCGTCTGCAAATCCTTTTAATAAAATACCAATTGAATCTGCTACTAATTGAACGCCTGCTTTAAAATATGGCGCAAAATTAGATAACACATCTTTTATCTTATCAAATATCTTTTTGAATGCTTCTCCAATAGTATCAAATGACGCTATACGATTTTTTAAAGAATCGATAAAATTAGTAAAACCACTGAAATCTTTATTATCAATATGATTCTCTTTGAATTCTTTAAACGCCTTTGTAACTTTATCTATGGCACCAGTTATGTAATCAGATGCATGTTGTACTACATCTGCTACTTTACTGAATACCTTTCCAAAAATATCATTTTTAGTAATTATTTCATCAAGATATACGAGATACTCTCCAATTCCTCCTGTAAATGAAAGTAAGCTACTAAGGACTGAACCAAGCCCTCCCGTGAATGGAATTATTGCACTAAATGCAGCTTTAAATGCTTTCCCAATGATATCAAGAATCGCAAATAATCCTTTAAATGTCTTTTTTACATTACTGGCGTCTTTTTCTGATATAACAAGTTTTGAGGTAAACTTTTCAAGTCCATTTGATATATCACTTAAACTTTGAACAAGTGCTTTCGGGAAGACTTCTTTAAATGCATCTCTAATTGGTTGAACAACTAGGAGGAGTGCATAAAAAGCATTACGTACAGCATTTATAGTCGGAGTGATAACATCATTAACCTTAAGCTGCTTTAGGAATCCTGTTATTCCCTTCTGTACAATCTCCATAATACCTGAAACATCTTTATAAATAGGTCCAAGGGCCTTATTTATACCGTTAATAACATCGATTGTTTCAACAAATATCAATCGCATATTATCCATATATGGAGTTGCAAAATTAGCACCTATTCTGCTAAGAGCAGCTCTTACATTAGACATTGCGCCTGTGAATGTTTTATTAGCATCTTTGGCATGTGGTCCAAATGCATCATCCATTGCTTTTGAAAATGTGGCAAAATCAATTTCGCCGTTTGTTACCATTTCTCTTACAGCTGCTTCTGTCGTTCCTAAAGATTTTGCTAAAGTAGCTGCTGCATTTAATCCTCTTGATTCGAGCTGTCTAAGCTGCATAGTCATTACTTTTCCCTGACCAGCAATAGTAGTAAATATTGGGCTTATTTCTTCATAAGAAGAACTCGTCATCGAGGCAACGCCTGAAATACCTCTAAGCGCTGCTTTCATCTCCTCTCCAAGCATTACACCTGAGGCTGTAAGCTGTGATGCAGCTTTAGCGGCAACATCAAGACCATAGGCAGTATCTTTAACACCATAGTTAATATCATCCTCGATGTCTTTCCATGCTACACCAAGACCTTCAAGCTGGAACTTTGCCTGCTCGATATTAAGAGCTCTATTCATACCTCCACTCTTAATGGGGTCAAGAACCTTATGAATAAGTGTAGTTCCAAGATTTAATGCTGCTTTAGTGATTTCCTGGAGTGCAGTATAACCTACTATCTGAAGCGCTGAGAACTTGGCTTGAACAGTTTCAACAGCCGTTCCAACACCATTTAAGTCAAAGCTCTTTGTTGCTTTTCCTATATCTTGTAAACTTTTGGCAGAATCAATATTAAGTGCTTGCTTAAGTTTGTCGAGAGTAGACATACTCTGAGCCACATTCTTTTCAAAGTCTGAGTTATCAAATTTCATTTCAACAACTCTTCCATCTATAGTCTGAGTCATGACTTTATCGCCTCCTTCCAAACTGCATCACTTATTCTGTCCATTACTGGGTTTATGGCATCATCAATGAAATGATATCCCGGAACCCAGCTTCCTGATTTAGTGCAATGTCCTCTGTCAATCAGAATTACTACATTGCACCCGCCCTCGATATCATCGTTTGTCCATATTATTGATGATGTTTTTCCATCATGCTTAATTTCATAATTCCACGAACTCTTAGCGAGTCCGGTATCGATAGGAGTAGCGGCACTAAGTGCTTCTACCCCCATCTGACCATACATACTAAGCATGTTAAGATAATCCATGTTAAGGAGGCTGTTAAGCCATTTCTCAACTTTATTAAAATCCCCTTTGTGAGTAAAACTTACCCCCATTTTGACTTTATATCCTCCTTAACTGGTTACTTGCCGTACTTCCGCCTTGCGGCATCCATACGGGCTCTTCGTGCCATCAGATCTGAAGACGTCATTTTCTTTTGCTTCTTATCTTTTGGCTTGTTTTCAATTGCACAAATCTTTATAAGCGTTATGAGTCTATTAAGATGCCAGTATTGACACTCAAATGGGATGTTTTGAGCAGTCATCCAATAGTAGATTTCTTCAGATGTTACAAACTTATCTTTATTAGTTCCTTTACTCATCTCTGATTCATCTTCTTTAGAAAAGACTGTTGCTGTCATCGGATTATTAATGTATTCTCCGACTTCCTTCACCTGCTCTTCATTAAGCAGATTATACGCAAACGGATCTTTTGGCTTTTTACCAATAGTCATCATTTGTATATAATCAAGTGTCTCTTCAGCAGTCTTATCTGTAGAAAGAAATGGTTTATGATATTTCGCTTCCCATTTAGATATAGAGACAAGCGAATGTTCTAAGATAAGTTCACACCCCTCTATCTGGAGAAATTCTTCTTTAACTTCATCCCATAACTCTCTTTCTTTTATATAGATTGTGAGCATCTATTTAATCCTTAAACTGTAGGTGTGGTGAAGGGTGATAATGGAGTCATAACCTGCTGACCTTCAACTAACGGAACTGCAGATTCAACCTGAACCTGAGCTGTATCTTTTGAAGTGTCAACAAGTGAAATACCAGCTTTTTCAGCCATTTCGCGCTGTCTACGAGCTTCATCCACAGCCTCTTTAGGGAATATTCCATTTACAAATGCCGCTGCAGCCTTATCATCGGTTGCAAGGAGCATATAAAGATCTGAATACGCTTCTGTAAACTTGAAGTTGTTAAGGACTTCGGGTGTCTTAATGAATGTTCTTCCATCAGGACCTTTAACACCGTAAGATTTCTCAATAAGCAACTTGAATGTATCTGCAAGAGCCTGTCCATCCTGAAGCGAAATAATATGCTTCATATAATTCTCAAGACCGCCGGGAGTTCTCCACTCAAGATCAAGAAGTTCAGCTTTTGACAAATTAAAGTAAAATGTTTCTTCTCTTTCATTACCGTTATAATCGGTATATTTATGTGTCCATTGGTACATAATGTTTTGTCTCCTTTCATTTCCATACATAAAAAGGGAGCCTAGCAACATTTAAGAATACTAAGCCCCCATTTTGAATTTATTTAACGATCAGCCTTCTGCTGAGAAGAATGTAACAATCTCATCAGGAAGAGGAAGACGTGCGGGAATTGCCTCAGATGCCTCAATATTATTTGTAGGGTCTGCAATAACAGCAGCCTTACCATAAAGAATCTCCTCAAAAGCTGTAAGCTTCTCTGAATCAACATCCATAGAATTGATCTGAAGGTGAGCTGTAGGCTTATATCCTGCAACGTTTACAGGTGTTGTTGCTACAGTCCATGAGAATCCTGTAGGCTCGGGAGACTCATTTACAGTTCCTCTGTTCTTCTCTGAAGGCTGTGCCTTACATCCATAAGCAATGTGAATAATATATCCAGCATCACCAAGATCTGCTACATCATTACCGATAAGGGTTCTCCAAGAGAAACCAAAAGCTTTTCTTGACTGCTGTGAGATAAGAACGCCAGGAGCAATCTCTGCTGTTCCATCACACTCATCAAACTCATTAGGAGACTGGAAAGCCTCGATTGTATAGCCGAAATCCTCAGCTGAAAGAATTGATGCATACTTAATATTATCTGCGTAATGCTTATTCTCCTCAGCACCTGAAGGAGACTCGTTAACTGCTGTAAGACCATTCCATACAACACCAGTGCCATAAGCACCTGTTGACAAAGCCTTGAAAAGCATTCCTCTATCTACGCCGGCTTCAAACTTCTTCTTGCCGACACCATCCCATACTGAAAGTATAGCCATTTTTATTCCTCCTATTTAATAAACCAACCTATATTGGTCATGGTACATGCCATCTGATTTATAATGTCTTTGGTGCACACACATAGGTAGTGCTGCTATCTTTAAAGGTAAATCCGAATCCGGATCATCATAAATACATGTAACGTAGTAAACTTTGTCTATTTTATAAGGAACATTGTCTGCAAAGTCGGGTTCAAGCTTAGCCCGCTCATAGACAATGCATGGAAACTTCATCTTGAGATTTTCAGGAGGCTGAAAATACACATTAGATGATCCAAGAAGATTACGGAGCTTGTTGCTCAGGTTCAACCTTTGGCCCATTGTATACCTCCCCTAAACTAAGAATCAGTCTTGGATAATTGGATTGATCTACTGACGTAGCTCTCCAATATCCTCCATTCCATTTCACATATCTTATTGAAGGGAAATGTTGATTAATATATGGGTCCGCAATAATGCTAATCTGATTATTGATGACGATATTATCGTTAATCGTTGCATTATCGACTATTCGATTTGATTTGCGAATCACATCGCCTGATTTTTCAATTTCAGAAGGAATATCCTTCCAAACATCAGGACGAATTTCAGTTGGTTCAACAAATCCTATTTTTCCATGAAATTTCATCATTTCCCTCCAATGTATTTTTAGGCAAAAAAATAAGAGCTTATAGCTCTACCAAATTTTTACCCCTATTTTGACTTATCAGCCCTGTGCCTGCTGAGCAGCTCTGTTAAGAAGAATTGTCATTGCTGAATAAGGCTTTGTGAGTGCGCCGGACATTCTTGTCTCGATCAGGTACTTATACTGGTTGAAGTCGATGTCGAAATCTTCGAACATACCCTTCTCACGATTGCCGTCGCCACCTACTGTGTAATCGTTAAGGTTAACAACTACGCCAAGAAGAGGCTTAGAATCAACAGTCTGGTTCTCCATTACTTCAACAGTTACAATCTTGCTAACCCTAAGAGCTGTTGCAAGTTCTGTCTCTGTCTTGTAAAGAGGATGTCCCATCTTATCCTCAAGGAGAAGGAGCTCTGTAAGAACTTCCTCGGTTGTGAAGAGTGTGGGATTACCTGATCCCTTATACTGCTTTCTTCCTCTAAGAACAGCCTTCTTGAACTCCTTATATATTGTATCTTCATCAGCATCTGCAGCAACATTTACGTTTACCTTGATGTTGAAAAGAGGGACATCTGTAGCGATAGGTCTTACATGATCTTCCTTAATCTTATGACGGTTATTTGCTGATCTGCCATCACCGATAAGAATTGCACGAGCCTTCTCCTCAGCAAGCATAATCTGCATCTCTGCCTTGATCCATGCTACAACATCGAAATCCTCGATATCAATGATATCATCTCTATCAAGCTGCTGAAGCTTGTAGATTGTCTGAGGGTCTGTTGTTCTGCCCAGGAGTTCAAATACCTCAGAAGCCTTCTCATCACCCTTGATATAACCCTTTGCACGAGCTTCATCCTCAGTGATATTAGCAAACATAGATTTGATTCTCTTGAAAGGAACCTTCTTAACGCCTGCATTTACAACATCAACCCAAGTTGTATCTCTCTTAATGAACTCAGGGACGTTTGACTGAGCCTTATACTCAGGGAAGAGCATATCAAGATCTCTTACACCATAGGTCTGTGAAGATGTTGCCTGGTTAGGAAGAATACTCATTCCTGTTGTGTCGATTGAGTGTGCAAGGCAATATTCATTGAATGCCTGCTTAAGTGTCTTTGAGCCGGACTTAGCAACCGTCATGATCTCCTGGATATCAGAATGCTCAAGAACGTTCTCCTGCTCTTTTACTTCGTTTTCGAAAAGATTGTTTTTCATTACTTCTCCTCCTTCATCTGAGTGTTCTACTTCTTCATCGGAATCTTCGCTCTTGGCATCTTCCAATGCAGCTCCGATAAGTGCATACATAGCATCCTTTTGCTCATCATTCATTGTATTGATGATGTCTTCAACGGTCTTATTATTTGACTCGTCTGAATGCTGTATTTTCTTTTCATCTTTCATTTTGTTATCCTCTTTTTCGGAATCCTTCTCTTCAGATTCATCATCCTCAGGCTTTTCTTTCTCATCTTCTTCGTCTTCATCTTTATCTTTATCAGCGTGAGACAAGAAATCTTCTGTAAACTCGCAATCGCCTTCTCCGTTAAAGAAGTACATTCCTGTTTCCCCATCAACACCATGCTCAAAGAAAGTATCTATAAGCGCTTCTTTATTAGCGCCTGCTAGTACAAGACTTACTTCCTTAATATCTCCATGCATTACATCTCCATTATTCTCCGAAAGATTGTTTGCATAGATTGAGAAACTAACGAGTGATCCTGAGTGTACGAGTTCTTTTGCTGTATTACCCATATCAGTATTGGCACATTTAGCGTAGCCATAGACACCGTTTTTTCTGTTCTCAAGATCAACATAACCGAGAACATTGTCAAGGTCTTCATGATTATGGTTGTAAACAAGAGATACTCTCTTACCGTCCATGTGGGCAAACGCATTCTGACGAATTGTCCTGCCATCTGAGCATTTGACATTATTCTTTGTCACCCATCCGGCAAAGTCATAATTTTTGGTTTTATCCCTCATTTTGACTTTTTCCTCCTTCTTAAAATAGTATTTGTGATTCTTCTTGAGGCTCTTCGTCTTCAGCAGTAGAGTCCTCTCCTTCTTCTAATTCAGAATCTTGTGGCTGTAATTCCTGATTTGAAATATTCAGATGCTTATTTCTAAGCTCATCTGCTTTCGGATCGTCAATTGGCTTATAGCCCATAACGGCTCTGAATTCATTTGAAGTCATGATTTCAGCAGTTGTAAACTTATCTGCAATATCGGCAATCTGAGATACCGGAACAATTCCAAATGGACTGTTGAAGTATGTTATAAATTGGCCTCTTGTCCTTGCATTCTTTGATAAGAACTTTCGTTTCATCTCCATGCAAAGCACTTCCAAGATAGGTTTAATTGTATGTTGCTGATAGTTAAGTAATTCCTGCTCTGAGGCAGTTCCATTTAAGATACCCTCAGTAATACCAAGCTCTGTGAAAAGCTGTTGCTGAAGGTCTTTGACCTGTTCATATAGAGTGTTCTCTACTGGACGATTGAGCTGAATAACTCTTTCAGTAGAATCGATATAGCCTATACCAAATGGCGAATTAACCATCTGATCTTCAAGAGCTTTCTTTCTCTTTTCAGCTTGTCGTTCTCTTGTTTCGCCCTTTATCTGATAAGGAAGCTGAACAAGAATATCAAGCCTATTAGACGAATAGTTCTTGTTATCGATTGAATCCAATAGCGCCATTTTTGAAACAAGACGCTTGAGTGTGGAGTTAGGCGCATTCATTACTTCATAGAATGGGTTGTTTATAATGGCGACAGTGGACTTCGGAGTAAATATCTCCTCTTTCTTTCCAGTCTTTTCGTTATAAACTTTAACCTTAATCCAATCAGGTCCCCATTCAAGTATTTCTCCTACTCTCATAGACATGATGTCATAAGAGCCGATATCAGGATTTATACTTGTATCAATTGGGACAAGTGCTACAGCACCCTCTTCACACATAGAGTAAACGGCATCTTTTATAAAGTCTCTTCCAATCTGATCGATATTGGCTGATAAGGTTAAACACTCATTTAGCCCTGAATCGATATCAGACTTATAATTTCCGTCTTCATCACACAGGACATGGCAGATTTTATTTGCCGCGACATCTAATGCTATTCGATTATAGATTGTAGAAACTTGGGTTTTTTCTGTTGTAGGGTGGAATGTATGCCTATCCTCCCTAAAATATGCCCCATCATAATATGTTTGTTCATGCTTTGTGGGGTCTCTTCCCAAAAACGCATTCCAAGCATGCTGGAGTCTGTCTGAAAAAGACATAAATCATCTCCTCCTACTTTTTCTTCTTTCCATTTATTACGAACTCCTGTATATTATTGAGTTCTGAGCCAAGTGTTACCTCTTTATCGGTTTCATAGTCCATTCTTTGCCTTTAGCTGAATGAGCCAAGTAATTCATACAAAAGTCGTTTCTCATGGCTCCTCCTTAAATTCTTGATAAATTACCGCCATAAACCACTATTTTCTTAAGTAGATCTTTGGCATCTTTATATGCTGGATGATCATGATTATTTAAAATCTGATTTGCAGCGTTTACAATATCTTTGTTCATCACAATCTCTTTACTAACTGATGTTAATGATGATTTAGGGTCTAATATAACCAGTGGCGAATATGCTATTTTCCCTCTATCATTTCCGTCAAAGAAAGCATTAAAACCTTTTTGTTTAAATGCATTTTTTACATCAGTGGATGATACATCATTTCTTACAACTGACCATAAAGCCAGGTTAATCTTTTCGTTACTTGTCATTTCATTAAAACTCTCAAGTTGTCTCTGTCGATGCATCTTGTATAAGGCTTTGTAAACTTTAGATTTACTATGTGGATTACTATACCCCAAGCTACTCATCTTGAAATTCGTCATGGTGTTAATAAGTTTATTCTTAAACTCTTGCTTATTTAATAGTTCGTTGACAATCTGATTTGTTCTTTCCTCATTTGGTATTACTAAATCCTTTATGGCTTTTAGTTTTACATCATATCGTTCATTAATATTAGAACTACTTCTAATATTAAGAAGGGATTTATACGCTGCTACATCGTCATCTGAAAAAGAAGTAAACAATCTGTCTGATACACTTTTAGTGATATCAAAATCTTTATTTCCTGTTATATGATGCATTGTAGATCCGGCTTTTAATAAATATTTATCTCCACTTGACTCTAGTTTAGATACTATTTCTGGGATTGACTTCTCGATATCTATGGTTGTGGTTTTACAAGCATCCGTCACCACATCTATGAGTTGTTTTTCTGTTAATTTTGCGCCAATTTTCTTAGATAAAGACTTTACTCCGCCGATAGTTGCTTTTATTGCACCTGTTCTATAAGCAATATAAACAGAACCAGCAATCACACCAGTTACAGTAATACCAATAGCTATGTTTTTTGCTATTTGTTTTCGCCTTTCTATCTCTTCGTTCGATAATGGTGCTTTTATTATGCTATTTTTTTTTGTTTATTGATTTTTTATAATCTGCTTTTTTCTCTGACACTGAATGTTCAGATGCGCTTAATGGATACGGAGGTCCATTTCTTTGTCCCCACTTTTGACCTAAAATACCGTGATGTATGAGGTAGTTTGATTCGAAGTCATTACGCATCCTAGTATCCTCCTTACTCAAAGGCATCTAAATTAGCTTTGTAAGCAACCCAGGCATCCATCATAGCAGCAACATTATCAATCTTCTGATCATAGCGCTTTTTATGAAGCTTACGGTTACCATTTGTATCTTCTATTACAATGCAGTTACCCATTGCAAATTTCATGAGTTCTTCATCGAATAAAAGCATTCTCTCTTCCGATAGTTTCTTAAGTTCTCCAAGGGGAACAGACTCTGTCTTAGCACCCTGAATAACTTTAACTACTCCAAACTCTCCGTTTTCTCTTCCCCATCTCTCTACAAACTCTTGGGCATTATATGGATCGTATCCAAAACATAAAACGTCATAATCTTTAGATACAATGTAATCATCAAGATCTTCATAGACACTCATCATGTTAAGGACAATTCCGTCAAGCACGATAAGACTTCCTTCTTTCATGAAATCGTTATATTTCTGTCTCATTGCTGTTGGGAGTTTCTCAAGAGTATTTGAAGATATGTAGCTTCTGGTCTTAATTCCGAAGCATCCATTTTTAAGAGGGAATAGAAATGTGAATGCACAAAAATCATCACCTTGCGAAAGGTCTGCACCGAGAGCGCAGGGCATCTGCCAATAATCTTTCTTTCTGTGCGGAAGAGTTTCTTCATATGTAAAGAAGTAAGTATATCCCTCCATAGGGATTCCGAACCTCTTTGCCAAAATATCATTTCTTGCCTGAGGGGCATTTTCTGCTCTCTCAACGTCAAGCTGATATACTGGATACTTAACAGTTACACCAAGATTAGGATTTGCTTTAATCCACATATCGGGCTTTGCGACTTCTTCTAGCGAATCAAGTTTATACCACCAAATGGATATGTGTGGTGCCTTAAACTCTCCCTTAAGGATTGATTTAAGCTCCATTTTAATGTCATCGCCTGGACCATTTCGAACACAGCCTTCTGAACTCATAGCAATGATGAGATAATCATCAAGCTTAGATGCAGATTGTTCGACAGCACCAATAACATCTTCTCTAATATCACCTGAAAGCCACTCATCGATAGTAGCATACTTACATCTAAGACCCTGAAGTTTATCAATCGTCATTGGTCTTATTTCGAGTAAAGAACCCGTAAGGAAGTTTTCAATTCCTTTCTTTGTTGATGCGAGTTTTACTCTGTTAGCCTTACTACCGGTTGTATTTTGAAGAGAACCTTCTGTTAAAAACTTAAACAGTGCTCCTTTTGCACGCACAATAGCAGTTCTAATAGGCGATAGTACCTCATCTGCCTGCTTCATTGTAGGCGCTGTTGTAATTCCATGAGTGGTGTCTGGATCGATATTTAATCCATAAGATTGATGGCATGAGCCATACATAGATTTAGCTGCACCTCTGGCAACTATTAAGTATTGTTTCTTTGTAAGTCGTTTCTTTACAGTTTTTCTGACATACTTTTTTGATTCTGGATCATATACTGACCGCTCTTCAAAGTAATACCAGCCAAAAACCTGTTCCGCCCATAGTTTAAATGAGTCAAGAAGATGCAAATCACTACCGTCAGTAAGAGTCATCTCTTCTTCACAGTAAGATATCCATCCCTCTACTGCATCCTCGTCGTAATAAACTCCGGGATTTGCTATAAGCTCATCTATCCTGTTCATTTCGAGGGAAATTTCCTGACATACTGGAATTTCTCCACGAATTACAGCATCCCTAAATTGCCCGTAGTATTTCGGGACAGCTGTATTGGATAGCATAGTTTTTTACCTCGTCAAGATTTAATATTTTGCTCTATTAGCCTTTTTGTTTACTATTTTTGTATTTCATTTCGGCTTTTTTGTATCCTAGATTAGTACCAATTACTACTGAACCAAGGTCATAAGCCATACACTTAGCGGCAGCTTTCTTACCAGTAACCTGTAAATATTTTCCATTTCCAATGTATATGGAACTAGCAGGCTGACTTCCAATAAATGCCAATGCAATAGCAGCTTTTCTCTTTCCAACAGAATATGTATCGCCTTTCGACCTAGCATAACGTTTTGCGAACGTTTTCTTTGTCGTTTTGTACTTTCCTCTGAATTGTAATTCAGACATATTATGGTAATCCAAGGCTACTCTTTTTGTTACTTTGTTTTTAGCGAGTTCAGGATCAACCTCTTTTAAACGTTTATCTATACTGTTTTTTTCAGCTTTCTTTGCATTAGACGCCTCTTGCGCTTTCTTGGCTTTTGCAAGCTGTTCATTTTTAGCCGCTTTATTCATACTAGCTAATGTTTTATTTGACTTAGCATATGTATTTTCATTAATCTCATATATCTTAGCCATTGCCTTATGTCCAGCTGCTTTTAATGATATGGCATCCCTTTTCTTTATTACTTTTTGTTTTTTAGAAGCTCTGCTATAAAGGGATTCATTTCGTCCACCACCAAGAGACTTCTTGTAACCTGCTTTCTTTTCTGAAGAAGAGTGATCAGAAGCATCAAGTGGATAAGGCGGACCGTTTTTATGCCCCCATTTCATTCCAAGAATTCCATGATGAGCTAAATAATTTGATTCAAAATCATTTCTCATTGCTCTCTCCTATGATTTCGTATACAATTTAGATATGAAAAAACTAACGCAAGAAGATATACAAAAAACATTAAATACATGTTATGAAAAGTCATTATCTGGGATACAAAATATCAGCAAACCAGTTGATGTTATGATGGACGAATACTTTGAGAAATATTTATCACACGATGAAGCAATTCAAAAATTCATCAACACACAACTTTTAAAATGCTCAACATCAGGATTTATAACTGGCTTTGGTGGTTTGCTCACATTACCTGTTAGTATTCCAGCAAATATTTCTTCGGTACTATATGTTCAGATTCGAATGATTTCTGCAATAGCATATGCTGGAGGTTATAACTTAAATTCAGATGAAGTTCAAACTTTTGTATACGCATGTCTTGCTGGTGTATCTCTTGGCGGTATCTTTAAACAATTCGGTATAAAAATAGGTAATAAGCTTGGTCTAAAACTTGTTGAAAGAATCCCGGGAAAAGTTTTAATTGGGATTAATCAAAAAGTTGGATTCCGATTAATAACCAAGTTCGGCGAAAAGAGCCTTATAACTATTGGTAAGATGGTTCCTGTTGTTGGCGCTGGAATATGTGCCGGTTTTGATTATACTGAAACCAAAATTATTGCTGCTCGTGCCAAGAAATGGTTTATAGATGGGAATTTTGATTAAGCAATATTTAATTTTCTTTTTACATACTTCTTCCCAGCCTCAATAGCTATACCAGTCACAACTCCAGTAGCAATACTTTTACCAAGCTCTTTTGTAAATTTCTTACCGTCGGAAGTCATTCCTTTAGTGAGATCCTGGTATCGTTTTTCCTCATTAAGACGATTGTTTATTTTTCTGAGCTCTTCCGTTGAAAGTTCATCAATATCTTTTCTTCTGGCTTCTTTTAAAGCTTTAGACTTCCTGCTACCAGAATCACTTTTCATAATATTTTTTGCAGTTTTTGCTCGCTTCGATATTACTTCTCCGGTTCTACCCGATCCATATCTTTCCCGGCCTGCTTCAGTAAGAGAGCCATCACTATTTTGATATCTTCTGACTCCCCACTTCATACCCATTATCCCAAAATGTGCTAAGAAATTGGAATTGTAGTCGTTTCTCATGGCTCCTCCTATCTTAATTCTTCTTAAGTGGTAACTTATTTACTTCCGATAAAGCCCTTTCCCCAGTTCCATTACCACCAAGATCTCTGTATGGTTCGTAAATGTAATGTTGTAAGTCTTCGTACTCCTCTACAGAAATACACCCCTGTTTAATGTAGAATCTACATTTATCCATGAGGTTTTCATGCAGAAGTCCAAGAAGTGCTCTTCTTTCAGGTGTATCTTTTGGTTTCTTCTTATCCTGATAAATATTATTAACCAGTGCCCAGAAACCTGTACTTGCAAACATAGCAACTATTATGGTTACTATGAGCTCAGATGTAATCATGTTATCTCCTCCCAATGATTTATGAAGACCATTGGTCGACAGCAACACTAAGCCGCCATTCGTATTCTGCACACTGCTGTTTCATATTATCTATAACATACGAACTTGCTGTCGAGATGTCGAATAGAAGCTTAACCTTAAGCATCATATAAGATTTAACCATATTTAAGATTTTGAGATCATTCGTATAATCGCTCCAAAGAGTTGTATCATCACTGATTGAAAATCCATCTTCTGGTCCAACTCCTAACTGCTGTAGAGTTGCAAATACAGAATTAATATGAGTTATGAGGTCAGGCTCAAAATATTCATCTTCGGAACCAAGCAGTTTGCTAACTGTTCCCAAAATACTATTTGTGCTGTCAGCCATTATGATCCTACCTTTCTTTGTTTACAGAATCCTTATATACTTCTTCATTGCATATCCTATAGCCTGATCATCTTTGCTATTCTTAAGACGAACCTTATACCAGGTCTCGCCATCACCCTTAACAGGCTTGTCAGGGTTCATGACTATAAGCTTTGTTCCCTTTCCGAGAATAGCGATCTGATTGTTAGGTTCAATCTTTGGCTTGCTTCTAATATTAAGATTCATCTTTACTCCATCAACAACAGCATCGGCTTCTATAATTTCCGGTTCATTGACACGGTCTTTTTTAGGAAGCTGATCTTCAACTTTACTTACGTCTTCAACAAAACTTTCAGCAACGGTTTCGGTAGTAACCTCAGGCGTTGGCTGAACATCTCTGAATTTCTTCTGTCTTCCCATCTTATTTCCTCCATAAAATTGTATCGTTGGGTCTTCTCTCAATTACTTCATCAATTAAAAGAAGTTCTTCGTCACCATAATGAATTGCATTGTGCGTTCTTTTTGAAACACTGATAACATTCTCCGGGTCAAATACTGCTGGATTTCTATTAAGAATATCATCAACAGAAATTGGATTGATGTGATGAATAATTATAGGACCTCTGATGTCGTATCCTTCAATTCCTAAATCACATCCCATGTCTCTAATAATAATGTGCCGTCTAAATGTCTTCCATTCATGTGACTTATAAAGTATCTGGTTCAAATATCTTTCATTACCGAAGGTAATCTCACCAGCCTTCCCACCAAGTCTCAAATATCTGTAGCGTTCTATATACGAGGGAATCTGGATTAACTTCGAATAAGATCGCTTATTCATTTTCTGAATCACCTCTGTATTTTTGCATTGCTTTGATTGCATCTGCATAAAGTTTATCCATATTCTCTGCAGATTCAATCGCACTCGTCTTTGCAGTGAGAAGTTCATTCTCACGTTTGCACTTTTCAAGCTCGAGTTCATATTTCGTGCAACCAAGCTTGAGAAAATGTGTGATAACTTGTGATGAAGCTGTTCCATCACGAAGTTGTTGCTCAGCTCTATCCATTGCAAGTGATATGAGCTGGCTTTCTCTCTGTTCCGGTGTTAAAGCTGGGTGAGATTTGCCTTCTCTTAAATTATCATCCCCACTTTGTAGTGGTTCTTTGGCTCTTCTACCCATGATTAATCTCCTTTTGTTTAACTTCTGGATGCTTCTTTAAGGGTTTCGCCCGACTTTCTTGAACTTTTAACATTGTATAGGAACGAGGTATGAGGAAACTAAACAATATAAAAGAAAGGAGACATCTACTGCGAACAGAGGAAAGTGGGGAAGCCCCTGAAGAAACACCCAGAAGGTTAAAACCGAAAATATAATTATTCCCTCGGGGAATTTTCAAGGACAGACGCGAAATCGGGTGGGGGTGTTTTTTCAGCCCCCCGCCCCTATGTCTTTTTAATTTGGTCTGGCTATCCTGTAAAGTCCTGGAAATAAATTTAAAATGTCTGAAACCGCATGACTAATTGCTAATTCATTCTCTTCATCAGAAAGTTCATTAGAAGTAAGTGCCATGCGAGCTAACAGACCATTTGTATTGTAACCATTTTGCTCATCAAAAGCATTCCAACTTTCATAATCAGTGAAAGGATCATATGGATTGTCAGTTGTTGTTAGCATGAACTCACCTTCAATCATTGGGTCATGGGTCTCTATGTATTCCATAGTATCCATAATAGCTTCCTCCTTTCATTGATTTAGATTTAAGCTTACATTTGATAGGCTTATACATCCACATAGTTCTAGTATTAGATGTACTTTGAAACGGTTGATGATGAAACACCAATTGCTTCTGCTATTTCGCTAAGTGTGTAACCAGAAGCTGACATCGCTTTCATACGAGATACCTGTGAATCACGGATAGTTCTTGTATCGTGGGGCATAGCTCTCTCTTTAAACGCATCAGAGTCTGTGTTATTAAGTATCTGTATGAGTTTATTATTAGTTATAGCCCCTGCTTGTATAGCTTCCCACTCCTTATCATCTATAATAATGCGCTGTTTCTTTGCATTAACTTGCTGACGGGCATCTTGTATAGCCTGTCCCCTAATCTTCTTTTTCTTGTCATTGGATGCCGCCCATTCAGGGTGTGCTTTAAGCTGGGCATTGTATCGCTCATTGGCAAGGATTAGTGCCTGTCTTTCACGAGGGGCATTCTTCTGTGCTATTGCAAGCTTAGCATTAAGGGATTCAACTTCTTTTGCATAGGTTTTTCTAGCAGAAGGGTTGTATTCCTGATTAGGTACTTCTACATATGACTTGCGGGCCTGATTACCGAGTGCTTTCATAGCATTAGCGTAGTCTGCATAGATGTTCTCAATCTTACTACCTGATGATAGTTCTCTTGCATCCTTCTTTTCTGCCATTAAAGTAGATGATGTTTTGCGCGTGATGACTTTTCCTGTATAGACGGGGGTCTTTAATCCTGTCTTGGGGTCAGTCTCAAACTCATAGACCTTCTTACCAGTCTCTTTATCTTTATGGTACTTAACTTGCTGGTATGTAAGATCCTTAATAGGCTCCCATATCTTTTCACCTGTCTTTTCATCGATCTTGTAGTTCATCTTTCTTGCATCTACATAGACTTCAGATTTAGCTTTTGAAATGAGAGTGGAAGCTCCACCACCTCTTTGTTTACCTTCCTTTGGTTGCCACTTATCTTTAAGCTGTTGGATTCCATTATCTTTCTCAGACTGCTTATAGTTAAGGTTATGTTTCTCGGCATCAATAACAACCATGGAATGCTTAACTGCTCTTGCAATTTCATCCCAACCTGCACCACCGATTGTCATGTCAGTGATGAGATTAGAAACTTTACCCATCTCAGTTTGTTTAGTCTGAGCCTTCATCTTTGGCATTCCTTCATAAGCAGGATATGCAGCCTTAGGATCGAAGTCTTTAAGCTGACTTAAAGGTGAGTGAGTTCTTATCTTTACATTCTTTGTAGGTATTACAAGTACTGTATCACCATCAAAGTCTGCTCCTGATAATCTTTCAGCAACTTTAGAGTTGATACCGACTGCATCCATAGCATTATGCATGACTTTGTTAGCAGTAGGTTGCTTATTATTTACTGTAAGTTCAGGGATTTCAAAGATTCCTCCATGAGGATAACGAACAAGAACAACCTTCTCTCCATTCTTGTATGCAGGAGCATAAATCTGATCGTCCTTCATATCAGAGATAGGTAAGATAACTTTCCATGACTGTCTTGGAAGTGCTGCGGCATGAAGTTCAACAGCTGCAGAATCACAACTATCAGCAAATTCTTTAAGAAGTTTCTTCTTGATAGCAGGATTTGTCATTTGCATAATTGTTTCATATTCATCACGCTTATTAGCCGCTGCAAGATTAAGCTGTCTCCTTGCAAGTTCGGGATTCTGTTTTGATAAGAACTGTGATGCAAGTCTATCTCTTTGTTTATCCCAGTCACCTTCTTCTTTACAAAGATTAAGTGCTCCTCTTTGGGAGTTAATTGTAGATCCAAAGGGATTAATGGGGTCGTCTTTATCAGCCATTTTCTTGAATACTTCTTTTCCTTTTGGATCAGGATTGATACCTGGAGTTCCGACATGTTTGTTAGTGTTAAATATAATATCTACACCTTTAGGTATTACACTCTCATCGGCAGCATACATTGCCATTCCTTTGAGATAGTGTGTTCCATCGACATTTATTCTGACCTGACCATATTGCTTTTCTCCAAGGTCAAGGTCTTTAACACCTCTACGAAGTTCAATAACTCCATCCTTTTCTGTTCCACCTTCTTCTGCATAACGGATCATTACTCTCTTGGATGATACTTCATCAGGATAGTGAAGCTTAACGGTTTCAGCACCTTTCTCAACAAATCTATCATCCATTGTCTTGATGTTTGTCATATTATTGACTACATCTTTGTATGTTGTTCCGGGAGAAGCAAGAACAGTAATATAAGTCTTCTGATTTGGATGAAGTCCCATTTGTGGAACCTGAACAACAATCTTTTCATAGCCCTGCTCCTCAAGCATAGCAACTGCTGTGTTAAGCTTTGTTCTTGTAACTCCCATATCGAGTTCGGTTCCAGGACTTATATCTATGAATCTCTCATCTTTATCAATATTTGACTTAAGCGTGTTTGACACATTTGTAAGGACATCTGTCTTATGTTCTTCATAAGCTTTCAAATATGCTCTTACATTAGATTCGTTCTCTCCCATTCTTCTTCCAATTTCTGTATTGGAATAGCCATGTTCTTTGAGTTTAACAGCATAAGCCTGCTTAGCAGCCATTTCTTCATTCTTTGCAATAGATACTTTTGCTCTAAGCTTAGTTACGCTTGGATTTCCAAACTTATCAGTAATATTGTAGATTTGTGCTATTTCTCTTTCAGAATATAATTTACCTGTTTCAGGATTTATAGTCTTCTTGAGTTTTCTAACAGCAGCATTGAAACCTTCTTCATGCTGATAAGGATCTTCGCCAGAGCCTAAAGGATATCTTCCAGAACCAATTATGGCTCCATCCTTTTTACTCTTTCCATAATGCATCAATACACCGCTTGACATTAGATTATCCCTCCAACTTCATTTTCTGTGCCAATCTGTCGAACAATATAATTTTGTTCATGATTGGTTTAATATCCTTTGCTGTTGGATTACCAATCATCATGTTACCGTCCTGATAAATCCTAAGTTCCATTTCTGTTTCTTCAGGTTTTATCTTGTACTCTAAAAAGAAAAAGGCCGCGTAAATTTCCAGTTGAGTGAGTTTCTTAACTGGGCCTTTACCGGTCTTTAAGTCGTGTATTCTTAAGAAATACTTGTATTCAGATTCTTTATTAGGATTGTTTGAAAACCTAATTGCATCTGTTGTTCCGAAGAAGAATTCAGAATAATATAATGGCACTTCAGCATCCATCTTAAATCCGATGGCATCATTGATATGCCTTGCAAGTGCATCTTTACCTGTTATCTTTCTTCGTATGTTAATACATGAAGCCGCAAACGCATGCAAAATAGTTCCTTCTTCCTTTGCTCTATTGCTTGCAAATACTTCTTTGAATTTCTCTTCATCATAATTTATCCAGTGATAGCTACTTGCTCCGAACTGAGCGTGTGCTCCTTCGGGTACTTCCCTGGAATGATCGTTCCATTGCATCTAATACCTCCTGTTCATTCTCAGGAAATATAAATGAGCTGAACGACATCTTATTCATCTTGTCCACATAGTAATCCTGATTAGGTCTATGCGAAGCATTTTCAGAACGTTTAGTCTCAAGTGCAGCCCATTTATCTTTCTCTAAGATCATTAAGTCTGGGATGCCCTGTTTATAGCTAGGATCGTTCTTAAGTACAATTGCATCTGGGAAGCGTTTCTTAATCTTCTTAATGAGTTTCGCTTGATATTCGTTCTCACGCATAAGAAATACCTCCCAAATTCAAAACTTAATAGAACATGTATCCAAAATGGACACGATATTCTATTCCTCTCTATGATAGGGCATGTTTTTCTTGCGAGGGTGTTTTAGCTACTCAAATATGATTTCTCATTGAAATTCTTCTTGAGAGCGAGCGCTCTTTTGATAGCAAGGTCAATTGGAGAGTAGCTTCGAAGGTGATAATAATATAAGTCTTTGAATGGAGTGTTCATTCTATTGATTCTTCCGGCAGACTGAGTCATGACTTTATATGAGTAGTTTTGTGAGTAAAATATGATTACATTTGTCGTGATACAATTCCATGCTTCACAACCTGCTGCATACTGAACAAGATAAGCCCATTCAAGATTTCCTTCATCTGGAACAGGCTCATGCTTATGTCCATTCCACTCATTGTATCTGATACACATGTTGTCACAAAGTTCTCTGAGTGTTTCAAGTTCATAGTCAAAGTTATAGAATATAATAACTTTTAGATTCTGTTCCAATAGGTTTCTCATCTCAGCTATTCTACTCGAATCATCATTTGAAACTCTCCGCTCTAAATAACAAAGCTTACCTGTCTCTTCAATTGGTTTCTTATCATACGGGTCCCATCTGTCCTTTTTGATTGTGCGATATAATTCTTTATTATACTTACACAGAATTTCAATGTGATGCTCAACAGCTTCTCGCTTGTCTTTCATGTTCACAAGGATTTCATTTCTATATTTGACCAGTTTTGCTGTGTTGTAATAACTGTCAATTTTTCCTCTGATATATGGATTAAGAATCGCATGCTGTCGTTTGAAATCAGTTGGATTTTTAAAATATCCATTGGCTACAAACATCGGAATATAATCTTTCCATGTATCACCTGGTGTAGCCGACAGTAATATCCATTGATTCTTACGAGCAATATTATAAAAGGCTTTAACCCATGCTCCAGAGCCAACAAGTCTTTGTTCATCAAATATAAACATAGCGCCGTAAACATTCTGATACTTCTTAATGTTATTCCATGAATCGATTGTCACATTAATTCCAGATGGATTATCTTTGGCTTCTTTGGTAATACAAAATGGAGCCAGCTCATCATACCAACTTTCATCATCACGCTTCTTAGCTGTAGTAATAATAAAAAGGTCCCTAGGAGATTCCATTTCTCTTAGAGACCCTTTATCATTTACTTTCACCATGCCTTTACATACTGAAATATAATAGTATGCAAGAGCTGTTCTTGACTTTCCGCTACCAACATCACCTCTTAGAATACATCCATTGTGCATTCTCTTTATGGCATCTATCTGATGCTGTGCTAGCTCAATCATTGACTCACCTCATTAATTAATATCAAATGGAAGCTCTTCCTCATCATTATCAAAACGTGCGTACTTCTTTGCGAAGTCGTCTTCATGAATTGTTACATACATTGTATCTACATATGCTGTAATACCTGAACTACCTCTGACATTCCATTCGTAAGGAGAAACAATAATATCAACATTCTCTATCTCTGCTCTATCAAGTTCCCCGACAACATCCTCATCAAGAAGAGTCTTATTGTGTGATGTAATCATATAAATCTTAGGAGGGAATGCTCCATACTTAGCCTTTACCTGTATATAAGGTGTTGACTCATCTCCTTCTTCCTGTGGTTTTGTATATTTTACATTCCATCCGTCAGCCTTAAGCTTATCTGCTGTCTCATTATCGAGTTCCAAGCAGAAATTACGAGAGCCCTCAGCATTATACTGTGAGCCCTTACCTGAAAAGTTCTTCCAAAAAATTCTTGCACCTTCAATCTGAAGTTTTCCTCTTTTAGCCATAATATAATTATCTCCTTTCATTTATGCCGGTACGTCTTCATCAAATGGGATTTCTTCTCTGTCATCATTAGTGATACCTTTGGCTGCATCAAACAAAACTGTATTATCATCTGATACAAACCATTCAAAATCTCCAAACTCTTTTATGTGATCTATGGCATTATCAACTAACTTGTCAAAATATGATTTATCTATTCTTGACTCATAACCTGCAGCTTTAACTGTTTCTGAATCAAGCCATCTATACCCTTTTGTTCCTGTGGCTGCATAATATTTATCGTCTGCAACTCTGTAAAGAATTCCACCGCCCTGACCTGGAGTAATCGGAACGAACTCACCAACTCTACCAACGAACTTATAGTTGTGCTCGTCTTCAGGAAGGTTCTCATTCATATCCAAATATAATGCTCCCTTTGTCACTGACTTTGTTTCACAGTAATCTCTGAACTGAAGTGGCTTATTTGCGAACAGAGTCTTGAAAATATAAGGTACCTGGAATTCAGTTCCTGTTGCAGTCCATTGTGTCTTAATCTTCTCTCCAGTAGAAAGTTCAAATTCATGTTCACCATCAGCATACTTAGCAATATAAACTGCATCATTAACAAGGCACATCTTCTCATAAGTTGCTTCATGCTCGAAGTCATAGCCATACTGCTTACCGAAGTCCATAACAAACTGAATAATTTCGGGTGTAGCATTTGGAATCTTAATAGAGTCTGTCTTAACATGAGCTACAGTAAAGCCTCTCTTCTGAACCTCATTTTTAAGCGTAATCATAAAGAGAGCTCCGCGCTTAGCAACGATGTTATCGACGTTTCTAGGATCACGAAGCTTATTAGGGAACTTAGCACTGGTGAGACCGTATACAGAGTTAATTGCAATCTTAAGTGCAAATGAAAGTGCTTTTGCATCTTCATCACTTGCAAGATACTTAGCGAGTTTTCCATCAAACATCTTTCTGACTTTGTCATACTCCTTATGCTTGATGTAAATTCTTATCTGCTTAATCATTGCAAAGTTTTCTGTATATTCTTCGCCAAATACTTTTAATATAATTGCGCTTGAAGGATGTAGTGATGCTATATCAAGTAGGGCAATGTTAAAATACATTCCGGGCTCAGCATATACATAACCACCTTCAGAAGGATCTTCACCCATATAGATTGATTTACCATTTACAATCTGCTTCTCATCTTTGTATTCTTCCTTGGGGATTCCTTTTGAATCGTAATGGTAACCAGGGAACTCTTTAGAAAGGTCAGTATAAATAAACTTATCCTGAGGATTTCTATCCTTACCAACAATCAGTCTTGTTGTATGACTGTTAGTTGTATCATTTGAAGTAAGTCCGGAAAGCTCAGATAGAATAAGTCTTGCCTTAAAGTCTGCTTCTGTAACGTCAAATACTTTCTCAGTTGCAATAACATCATTACAGCAGTAGTCGGCAATCTCTTCCCAGTGACTTTCATCTACAGGCTGATCCCAAGCATACTCATTCTCAACATGGTGAATGCCAAGTTCAATCTCCCATTTCTTAAGAGACTGTTTCTTAGATGAGTAATCATAAATATCAGTGTAAGAAAGATTATATGCTTCTGAGAAGAAACAATTCCTGTTCTCTTCTTTCTTATCTCCTGCAACTATTCTGCTCGATAAAGTAAAGAGCTCTTCATTGGAATATCCAAGACTTCTTGCATACATGATATGATTGTCATATCTTCTGTTATTGAATCCAACAAGTCTGAACTTAAAGAGCTTCTCAACTTCTTCAGGTGTAGGGTTAATCATTCTAACAACTGACTTATCTTCACCCTGGAATTTCCAGCAGATAATAAACAAGTTAGGGAAAACCTCAACATCATAAAATATAATAGGAGCCTCTTCATCATCCATTGAATCCGAAGGCTCCTCTGATTTGAATTTCATATCAGCTACAAGTTTAAGACATTGCAGCGATTGATTATTACTATTTGCAGCAAATGCTGTTATGTCAGGTCTCATGTCTGTAACATCATAATGCATTCCTGTGTTAAAACACTTCTCAAGTGTATCATGAATATAATAGACTTCAGGTGTTGTAGCACCATGATGTTTCTTAAGTAGGCAATTCTTTATAAGCGCTCTAAGCTGCTTCTCATTCTTCATCGCCTCCAAGTTAACCATAGGCTTGTCTCCTTTCAATTTGAGCCCAGAGCTAATCTTAGCTATTGGCAGGTTGTTACATTTGGTAACCATTCTTCTAAGAGAACTGTTACCGGTAAATACTTTGACTTCAATATCCTCATCATGAATCCTACTAAGCTGAGTTGCGTCACCCTCATAAATATAATAAAGGTGAATACCTCCGCCACTCTTTGAAAGCTCGGCATAAGTTGCAGGCCATTTAGATGCGGCCGCAAGATTAAGCTCAAAGTCTTTCTCGCCTTTCTCGTTCTTAATATCGAAGTCAATACAAATAATAGGATATCCACCCATAAGAACATAATGGAGCTTATGTGTATCGATATCCTTAAGCTTTGTTGTTACATTTTCCCATTTATCAAGTGGCTTACCATTCTTGCTGGCATATTGAGCCGGAGCGTCAGAATATAATTTATCAAAGATACTTTCAGTCTCATCAAATGTAAGAGAATATGTTGTAGTGTCTTCCGGTTCACTTTGAAATTGATAATCGAATTTCTCAAATTTAAAACCGCAGTATACATTTCTCTCTCCATTAGCTCTATCGTGAAACTCATTATAATAATTCTTAAGTTCTTCCTTAAAAGCTTTCTTCTGGAAAGGATATAATACATTAGCGTCTACAACATAGTCCTTATAAAGCTGCCAAACTCTTTTGAGTTGTATGAAGTTCTTATGTTCAATAAAGAAATCAAGATTATCATCTATAAAGTTATAGAAGTCATTGGTGATTCCAATCATGTTCATCGGTTTGTATGTATCATAATATCTTTTACCGAGTGCCTTAAATACTTCATAACAATGGTATGCAATACCACTAAGCTCAAAATCGATCTGATCCATAATGGCATCATATCTTTTTCTCTTAAGAGTTTTACCTGTTGGCGAAATATCAATAAGTCTTCTGATAATTCCACTTTTTGCATCTGTAATCTTTACAGGCTTATTTGTTCCGATAAACATTACAGAGTTAAATTTTGCCGAGTACGTTGATTTATGTTTCTCATTTACAACGAGGTATTCGTGAGATGCAATTGAGTTAAGTCTTGCATTATTATCTATTCTTGATAAGTCACCGTCATCCTGAATAGCAATAAGCGGATTGTTCTTAAACGGCTCTAAGGCAAATGATGAACTTAAGTTTCCTATCGCTGCAGCATCGAATGTAGTGCAATATCCGTCAAATAACTTTTTAATAACTTTAAGAACTGTTGATTTACCGCTTCCGGGCTCACCATAAAATACATAAAACTTTTGTATCTCTTTTGAATCTCCTGCTATGACGCTTCCGATTGCCCATTCAATCTTTTGGCGTTCTTCTTCGGAATATAATGTTGATATTAGTTCGTCATAGTTAGGAATATCTGTAGCATCAAGAGCATAGTTAAGTCTCTTAGACCTATAGTCCTCTTTACGTATCTCGTCATTAAGAAAAGTTACGTCACAATCAAGTGACTTAAAGTTGTCCGGAATTGCTTTACAGTAACTTTGCCATTCTGCAAACTGTCTCGACTTATAATCAAGAAGTTTCATCGTATGAATCTCATAGTCAGGTCTTGCATCTCTAAGTTCATCGGCTTTAATGTCTATTTCCCTATCTATAAGTTCACATGCTCTGGTTTCTTCATTTGACCAAAGTCCAGCCTCTTCATCCCAGATTGCATAAAAGGCTTTACCTTTTGTCATTAGGTCTTTGGACTTACGAACTAGGAACGATGGATAAACTGATATAGTTTTCTTCTTATCGTCCCTCTTTGTTTTAATATTTACAAAGTCGAACATATTTTCCTCCAAAAATATAATTTTAAACTCCGATGTCGTTTTGCCACTTTTTTTTCAGAATATTTTATTATATATATATATATATATATTATTTTTATTTTTATAACTAAATAGAATAGAAAAAGTGACAAAGTGACAAAATGGCTCAACCATGCGGGTTTGAGCGTGTCTTTTTTATCAAAAAAAGTGACATCGAAGTGACAAAGTGACATTTAATTGCCGTATTTTTCAACCATATATCTTTGCATTTGCCACCAAAATTCCACGTCTCGTAAATCCGTGTCACTTTTTGATGTCGAAAATATGTTATTATGTCCTTTTTTTGTAAATTTCCGGCTCATCCAAATATCCAAAATCCTATCAATTTCTTCTTCAGAATCGTAGATACCAGCTTTCAGCACCCCCAAATTCTCCAACATAATCCAAAACCACCTCTCAATTTTATCTTTTGAAGGGTCTTCAGACATAATTTCAGTCTCGATTCTGCGGCTAAAAGCAAGAAGTACTTCTAAAACAGACGCACTGTCACCAACATTATCAGTTTCAAAGAACTCTTTACGAAGGTCTAATGCATCAAATACCCTGTTTTCATCCATGGGATGTATAAATCTAAACTCTACAGAGTATAAATGACGAAGTAATCCTCTATACTTTCTATGTTTGGGGAGTGAAAGACGAGCCATAGTGCATAAGTGCTCAAAATAATCAGTATCAGCCCTCATTTTTCTCCTCTCTATGTAGATACAACTCATAAACGTACAATACCAAAGAGCCTATGTAAGTATCACGACCTACATAGACTCTTAAATATAAGTTTTATCTACGCATAATATTTATCTCCTAATAATTGTTAATCGTTTTCTCCGGTGTACTCTGAATACACCTTCTGTATCTCGAAGTCAGATGTAAGCTTATCGTTTCTTACATACATAACTTCTTCATCGTTCTGGTCAAACCCTTCTTCAGAAATCATATTACCAATGAGATTTCCAACATTCCCCTCAATCTCGTTGTCCTCATTAATGACAATATCATCTGCAATATAATAAAGAAGAGTTATCTTATCATAGTTACTGCAGGTAAGGTCATAATCGCTCTTATCAATAAGATAAGGCGGCGTGTCATCTTCCATAGCCTTTTTATGCTTACCGTTAAGCTGATGATCTTCAAAGTTTAGAGTTTCATCCTCATCCTCTTCATCAGTATAAGGTTCATCGTCCTCGGGTCCCTCAGCCTCAGCAAGCTCATCTTCCGATACCTCTTCTTTTGGATCTCTTGTGATTTCTTTAAGATCAAGTGAAGTTCTCTCATCCTTTTCCTTAAAGAACTTTGTGTAATCGGTAAGCGGCGGCTTGTTGTTAAGCTCCCTTGCAATAGATGACTTAACACCGTCGAGGTGAACTTTACCATCATCTATAGTTTCAGGCCCTTCAATATCACCATCAAGAGAGTTTATTGAAGGCTCGAGTTCCGAAACCCTCCTATTATATGCGTCTCTAACAGACTCTACTTCGATATCAGCCTTAAGCTCAAAATACTTCTTAACAGCAAAGTACGTAGATACTGAACCCACAGCACCGCCTGTTAAGAATAAAAGTAGTCCCTTCACGTTATTATTCATAATAATGATTCTCCGTTCTCTTTTCTCATTCGCTCAATAAATGACTTTTTGTAATTTTCCCAAGCATTTGAGCAGGATGGGCATAAGTCTCCAACCTCTGTTTCAACTGTCCACTTGGGTATGTTGTTACCATCAGCGCAACATACAGTCTTTTTACAAGCATCACAGGTATATCTCTTAACAATATCAACCATAGTAGATGTCTCCTTTAATAACCTACATAAGCAGGGAATTCCTAAGCTTTGCTTAGTTTTTCTTAGTGATTGAAATAGTGGTCGCCAACCTTAAATGGTTTTCCATTACCACTAACATTTTTTGAATTGTTAAAATATAATACTTTCGTATTTGTTGGATTATCCCACTCAAGTTCTACTGCTTTGTAGTCACTTTCCTCCATATTATATGCAGCCTTTTCCCATGCTCCGTTCTTTGTTACTGAAAACTGAAGCGGACTGTCTTGGAATATAACTTCCTCAACGGTGTTAGGGAATAGCGGTGAATTAACCCTATTGATAATGACGTCGGCTACAAGCCTCTTGCCATCAAGTGATTGGTTTCCTGCTTCTGCTTGTATAAGCTGTGCTATAAGTTCCATGTCACTAAGTCGTTGTTCCTCAGCAATATCATCCTCATAGCTTGTGAAGTTAATGGTGTCTGCGTATTTCAAATATCTTGCCTGGGCGTTGATGTCAAATAAAAGAAAAAGGGACGCAGCTAATACCACGCCCCCAATGTGCTTTACTTTCATCTAGTTCCTCCAACAAATATAATGATCTTGCGTTTCAGATTGCTGATACAGCACTGTCGATTCTTGGAATATCAGTAAGGATGTCGTCTTTTACATTTAAGAAGTTTAAAAGAACATCCCTGTTATATCCATTCATAAGATCTCTAACAGCCTCTGAGTTGTTTACTTCGTTGTTATCGAATCCCTCGAAGAAGAGCTGTGTGTTTTCCTTATTATCGAAGTCGTAGATCCAACCAGCTGACTGACCAGCGATAGTGATAGGAATACCAAGCTGCTTATATACATCGTTAAGGAACAAATATCCATCACGGATAAGCTTGTTCTGGAGATAGAGCATCTGGCTTCTAAGGAATAAGTAATTTGCTGATCCATCCTTTTCCCAGTTAGGATTTCCGGCATCAAAGAATCTTGAGTATACACTTGTTACTGTAGGAACCTGAATCTTTTCCTTCTTCTTTTTTGTCTTTCCAGTCTCAGGGTCTGTAACCTCCTTTTCAACCACTTCTTCAACGGTATCATAGAGAAAGTGATTGTCCATCTGCTGCCCAAGATCTCTTACTACACGACCTCTATACTCATCAAATGCTGTTCTTACTGTTGCAAGAGTTGCTGCGAGTGCTACGTTTCTCTTCTTCATAATTCCGTGAGATGCAAGAATGCATGTAAGAGATACTCCTCCAAATATAATTGCAGGAGCGTAGAGCTTAGCAAAGTTCACTCCTGTCTGAACATAAGCCTTAACTGTGTCGATCTGAGCATCCTTCTCTGAATACTCTTCGACTGTTACTGCTTCCTTAGCTTCGTGAATCTTATCGATTTTACTCTTGTGCTTATCAATAACTTCTTCGGCTTTAAGTGTCCCTTTAGCCGCAAAGAAGATTGTTGCTGCACCTGAAATGATTCCTGCTGTAAGCAAGATCTCAGGCGAATACTTAATTGTTGTAAGCTTTACCTTACCAATTCCTCTAGTTACTTTGTTAGTTAATGCAGACATGTGTAGTCTCCTTTCAATCAATATAATTACCCATAGGGCTAACTCTTTTCTTTACTTTTTTGTCCTTATAATGAGTGCAATCAACAGGCATGCATTTCCTACACTTACCCGTAAGAAGTGCATAAGCGCAGTGCGTTGTAGTTGCTGTTTTGCATTTTTGTATCGTGAATCTCTTAAGATAAGGACACTTGTGTTTCATACAAATCTCTTCTTTTACTTCGTTGATTTCGTCTTCCGTATACTCCCCAAAACGGTCATGACGAGGTAATGTTTTACTCATAAGATTTATCCTCACTTTTAGGTTAGTCAAGATATATAGGTTTTGCAAAATCAAGCACATACCCTCTGCCGGCTCTGCTGTAAGAGAAATCTCTACAGTCAGTCCAGCCCCAACGGTTATCAGTAAACTTTGAACCTACTCCAACAAGGCTGCAAAGGTCCGCCACAGACGCTGCGCCGTATTTTTTAACGAGTTCTTCCATGCTGCTAAGGACTTCCTCTGCTTCACCTCGTGAGTCAAGAATAATGCTAGAGAAATCATAATTAGCAGAGTTACCACTACGGTCCACTCTATTACGGCTACCCCCAGAGCGATCAGAGTCATAATAGCTCGAATAAGATACATAACTTCCACCTCCACGACTTGATTTAGATCTTCCTCCTCTTGTAGATCCAAAGAGGGCCATTTCAATACCGCCAATAATCACATCAGCTACTGCGTTCTTAATACCCGGAATAAGTACATCCCAGAGAATATAATTCTTTACTGTTCTTGTATCCTCAGAAAGAAAGGCCTCAGCAGCTTTCTCACCAAGACCCTTCTCCTTAATCCTGCCATGAGCAACAGGCTTAATCTCTTTTTTTACTTCATCAGCCATCTTTCTTCTCCTCTCCGTTATACGCGGCTATCGCATTCTCAACTGCATCGGTGCACAGATCTGCTGCCTTCTTACCTATCAAATATCCAATAGATAGTCCTGCCACATTATTTCCAAGTCTATGAATTGTTTGAGAGCTTCTGTTTGGAGCATAGAAGCCAAAGATATCATTTACTGCAACCATAGAGCTAATAGTAATAGCTCCCTCTACAATAGTTTTTGCAATCTTATTCATAAATTGCCTCCTTACTCTTCATAGTGGGCGTCAGTAATATCAACACCCTTCCTCATTCCGCCAAAATAACTGGCAGTGAAAATACCAATGGTACAAATACCCTGAAGTAAAATGCTTCCATATAAAATAGTCTTATTAAACTTCTCGTCATTTGCGAGTTTCTCATTGTAATTATCAATCAGTTTCTTCATTATTAATAGGTCTCCTTATACAAGTTTTCTTTTTTGCAAAAAAATATAAGAGCGCATGTAACGCTCCTATATTTAGCTTCAATATTCAGTTTTCAATTAAGTGTCTCCAAATGAGTTTCACTCTTCAACAGGTGCTTCTGCCTCTGCTGCATCAACTTCTACATCTTCGAAATCTTCAACTTCATCAAAGTCGGCATCTTCACCATTACGGTTCTTGGCTATAACTACCAAAGCCGTTCCTACAACTGCTCCAGCGGCTAATAAGCCACCTGCAACCATCTTAACAGGCTTCGGAACTTTGTTTCCAACTTCCTTAATAGTTTCAATAATGCTCTTCTTCTCTTTCATATCTGTTCCCTCCATTGTATTATTGTTTACAACCTCTCCAGTTACATTCTGTTTTTTGTTCTTTTTGCTCATATTAGTTCCCTCCTATTGGAATCTAAATTATTTACTCCTATAAGAGGACGTGTATTTTTTGCGAATGGCTAAATAAGCTTCCCGTAGATCATAACTGCTTTAGCACATTGTGGGCAGATTACATAGCTACCAACATATAATGCAGGCATTCCATAGATAACTTCTTCAGTTCTTGTATGGTTTACGTCCTCTGCCTCATAAGAAAATTCGCACCCACAAGATTTACATGTGGCTACAGTTCTTGTTCCAGATTTAATGATCTTAAGCATAAGCATATCCCCCTCACTGCTTATTTAAGTTACCGGAACCTGTTCAACATCTCCTCCAGGAACAGTAACCGACCTCATAAGTCTTCCAGTTTCCTCATCATAGTAAATATCATCTATCTGTTTTGCCCATTCATCGAACTGTTCTTCGATTGTCATATTCTTAGCTTTTCTTAAACTTATAAGTTCAGAAAGAACTATTCTTCTCCATTTGCGAGCATACGGCATATTGCTATGAGAAAGAATATTATAAAGTCCCTGCTCAGTTACAAACAGAATCTCTCTTCTCTGACCTGCGACTACCATAGGTAGTTTCAGCCTCTCATCTTCCTCGCACATCTGTGTAAGCTTCCAGGTGTTATTGCTATAGCCAATGAACTCAGCAATTTCAGAAGCTTTAAATAGCGGTTCATCAAGAGATGAATAAACGTTCAGAATATAATTTCCAAGTCTCACATTTCCTACAATATTTGTATCCATAATTGATCTCCTAATTCATAATGTCTTTTATTAAAAACTTTGGCCAGAACAAAACTACATCGAGTGCAGCAGTTATCAGGGCTGCGTACCTTATCCGTTTACTACTTGCTGAATCCAAAATACGTTTAAACTCATCGAATTTTGAGGTTGTTAAATAATTAAATTTAATAACACAGTAGATCATCCCAATTGCAAAATATAATAATAGTAATGTCTTCACAAATTAATCCCTCCATGTATCCAAGTTTTCAGCTTGCTTTACATAATACGGGTCAACTAACCAAGATTTATTGTATCCGAATTCTTTAAGCAAACCTTTTAACTTACTCACCATATCAACTATCTCATCAGGTGAAGAAACGGGCACCACAAGGATACCCGCCTTTTCAAATGATTCAATCCCATGTTCCTGTAGAAATATAATTGTAGAATCTATGGTTACACTCATCTATAAAACCTCCCAGACATATCGCCAAAACCATACTTGGGAGAAACATCATAGTTAAGTACAAGACAAGGAATATTATCACGATCACCAAGTACAGCGCCTGTGAATGAGAATGATACATTAAGATTTCCATCTTCCATGCAGAATCCTATATCTGATCCGAGCTTACAGTTAGGAAGCCCAAGTCTATCATAGAAATCGTTAAGTGATACATAGAACTCATCACGAAGCTGCTCGTTGATATCATTTACGCATTTCCTTATATGCTCAGGATCTGAGTAGAAATATCTTCCGGAATAATCATCAAGACAAAGAACATCTCCATGACCTGTCCTAAATATAGAGTCTTCCTTAGGCGGATTCTCCTTAACCTTATCCGTTGCTACAGCATCAGTTACGCTCTGTGCTTTTTTTTCTCCAAGAATTTCCTTTGCCTTATCCTGATAATCCATAAGCTTCTTCTCTGTTAAGTTGTAAGCAGCTGAGATAGCAGCGATTTGCTTTGTTGCTGACTTATAGCCAGATACTGCTGAATAGATTGTAGCTCCAGCGATTACTACGGGCGGAATAACTACAGGTGCCATTTGCTTTATAGTTTCGACTGTGATCTCTTTCTTTTCCTCAGCAAGAGTCTCATCAGTCATGTCTGGGTTAAGTTCCAACTCCTCAACCTTTTTATTCTGATCTTTCAAAATCTTATCAGCCTTGATTCCGGCTTTAGCAGCTGTGATACCTGTAAGTACCACTCCAGCGATAGTAAGACCAAGTTTGATTTCCTTTTGGTGTGTGTCTGAAAAGCTTGCAATAGAGTTAATAAGCTTTCCAATTTTTCCATTTCCTTTCATTGTTTAGTCTCCTTTCAAATATAATTTGCTTTGCAAAACAAAATAAAAAGAGAGTATGTTTATCGTTGGGAGTCGAACCCAGTCGATGACTGTGCATAATGCCTATCGTCATCGAGACGCATTATCCGAATGCGCGAACCGTAAACTATAGCTCTCTATAATAAGGTATGTAATTTTTGCGAATGGTTAGAAACTGCATAAACAAAGAGGGAATGAACCCTCTAAGTTTAACGGAATCTAGCTCCTGTAATATCAGAACTAGGATACATCATGTTAACAACCTGTGCCTCTGAAATATCAAGTTCCCGTGCAATTTCCCATACATAGTAACCTTCATTCTGCAATTTACGAATGTTGTTCATAAGTGTATACTTTTCTTCTATACTATTCATAAGCTAATACCTCCTATGATAAGAGGTGTACAAATTGCGAACATTTGTTTCAAAAAATAGAGACCATGGGTTATTAGCCCACAGCCTCTAAGTTAGGAGGAGAACATTTATTTAAAGTTTCTCTTATTATCAAATGCTTTTGAGGTAATAACGTCCTCTTCTTCAAAACTCATAACATCCTTGTTCGTCTTTCTCTGCATCAGAATGCCGAAAAGTGTAACTCCAGCCGTCAGTGCGCCTATTGCAACCTGTGCGATGTTAGTATAAACCTGACCTTTTCTATTCTTTACGTCAGCTTCTGCTTTCATCTGCTCAGCTCTTGCTTTCAGCATATCTGAAATAGCTTTCGCTTGTCTTTCATACTTTTCTGATCCAGGATCCAAATCGCCAAGATCTGTAAGTGCGTTCTCATAAACTTCATCAAATAACTCTCTTTCATTTTCCATAATTCAAGTCTCCTTTCAATTTATCCTCCTACTATAAGCTATGGTTTTCTTGCGAAATTTCATTACTTAAATCTCTTGCTTCACGAATCCAGTCTTTAGCATCACCACCAAGAGGAAGAGGAATATGATACTTAAAAGGAGCAAGAAATGAAATGCACTCAAGCACTTGCTCGCAAATATCAACTGAATCAAAAGAAGCAAGATGAACTCTAACTTCATTTCCGTTGATATCAGGCTTAACCACTGCTTTTAATGTTTTTGTCTTACTCTCCACATAAATATAACTACAGTTATCTAAATTAACAGATAATTTCTTTGTTTGATCTATAAGCCATGCCATTTACTCATCCTCCTTCTCACATTTTTTGTACCACTTAATTTTTACATCGTCATACATTTCACGGCTGATCTCTTCATACTTAGGAAATACTCCATCTGGGTTAATCTTAAAGAAGCGCTTAGCCTCGATCATATTGCCATCCTCTTTTTCTTCCCTGAAATATAATATTCCCAAGGTATCATCGAACCCGCCATCAAATCCCGGGAAGTTCTCAATAAAGCAGGTAAGTTTTTCTGGAGCATAAGGCATAGAGATAGGCTTGAGCTCATCAATAATCATGTTGATAAGAGGCTGGAATCTTTCCTTATTCTTTTCCTCATCATCAGTCTTTGTAAGAACCTTATCGATATCTTTTATCCTGCTAACACGCTCAACATCAGAGAATGTTATAGTCTGTTCATTCATATTAATTACACGGAACAGTGACTCAAGATTCTTATTTTTAAATACAAGTAAGGTATTGTTTCCGCTATCACAGCGTGTCCAATCTGCTTCAAAATCATATACAGGCTTCAAATCTTCGTTCATTTCTTACCTCCAAGTTTCCCAGCAATAAAAGCAATAGTAGCTGCAATATGAAAAAGTGCCGCAACTGCAAAGCAGCCCAGCACTTCGAAAATATCACACCCGGTTACCATAGCTATAATCCCAACAATAATAAATCCAAAACTAAATAAATAGAACATCACATCTCCTCCTTAGAAACCTGTGCCTATAAGATTATTTGCTTTTCTCTCAGCGTCTTTCGCCTTCTTGTATCTTGACTTAAAGAATGCTTTAAGAACTTGCTTCTTATATGAATTTAAGATGTCGTTGCAAATCGCATCAGATGAAATGCCTTTAAATATCTTAGTCTGGATGTTACTTATAACTTCTCTATGAGTAAACGCCTCCTTGAAATTAATCTCAAAAAGGATAGCATCCTGTTCCTCATAGATTTCAAATGAAATGCGGCCATTAACCTCATCATAAAGTTTAGATTTTATCTTCAGCGCAAACTCCTTAAGATCTTCGTATCCCATTATTTTTCCTCCACCTCTTCAAATATAATTATCGTTGCATCAGTATCAAAATATACAGTTGGTTTAAATCTCTTCATAAACTCTTCAAACAGCTTTACTGAATCTGGATGTTTAGCAAAAAACTTATCGAGAGTATGTTTACATGCATCATCCATATCCAGTTTGCAGCTTGGATTCTTACAATTTGCATGTGTAGAACATAGATAAACAGGCTGAACTTTTAGACCATTCTCAAGAGTTAACATGACTTCCCTCCATTTCTATGGGATTTCCATACGGGTAATACGAGTCCTCACATTCACCGGGGTCCATGCCGTACTCGATAATATAATATTGTTCACCAGTTTCAGGGTCAGGCTCATCAGAATGCACAAGGTCAATATCAACCCAGTAATATCCATCGTCGCCCATTTCGCTGCAGTCCCATCCACAGCAAAGGTATTCCTCAGGAAGTGTAAGGCCAAGAAATCCATAGAACATATCAAGTCCTACATTTCCGCCAAGAGCAAAGTTTCTGTTAAGGTAATACTTAGCAGCCATAACTCCAAGCTTTGTAGATCTAAATTTAAGCTTTGTAAATGGGTCGAAGAACAGATACTCACCATCTTCTGATGGGTCAAAGTTTTCCTGACTAATGAGTCCCGACGTAGATATTACAGGCGGTCTTGCCTTAGCGATCTCTTCTTTAGCAACCTCCTTATCAATCTCAGCAAGGACTTCAGGAGATACGTGCTCTCTTATCTTGTCTCTATACTTCGTAACCAGACCACCAGCTGATGCTACAGCAGATGATAGGAGTGCTACCTGCTTAGCAGTAAGCCTGTTAGATGCAATAAGAGCTGCACATGTCAGTGTTGTAGATACCAGAGTTGGTATGTAGCATTTCCATGTAGCCTTTACGACTTCCTTTGCATACTGCGGCTTCGTAGCGCATAACACCGTTACCTTAGCATTGTCAGCATAAGGCTCCGGACTATCGTCATCGGCCATCTTGACCTTTATTTCTCCTGTAAGAATCTTCTCAGCTTTCAGCGTGTCCTTTGCCACCATAATCTCAGACACAAAAATACCGGCGATACCAGATATAAATAGTACCGTCGGCAGACTCTCACGTATTTTGTTTTTATTCATTTCTTTTCCTCCACCATACATTTATCAAACAATTCGTAGATAGTATTAAATGCCTTCTCAAGTCGTCTTAAATCTTTACATGTAAGCATTTCCGGATGCATTTTACGTCCGCTAATACATAAATCAAGTATCTTATCATCAATCTCTTTAGTCCGAGAAAGTAAATCAATTTTTCGCATTTATACCTCCTTAGATTTATCCACCTGATATCGCAATTTTTCATACGAATTCAAAATATCAACCTCATTCTCAAGTTCAGTTTTTTCAGAAACATCTGGACGCTCCATGAAGACACCGCAGTCAGGACAAGTTATTCTCCACATTCCTCCGCTATAGTGCCCTGTAACATTTGGACTGCCACATGCCGCACAAGTAATTCTAGGCATGTTGCTTACCCCGGTTTCAAACGTTGATAAGTTATTGTTCATGATTCCCCCTCAAAGTTTGAAAAATCATACTTCGTATACCCTGCATCCTTTCTAATGTCCTCTACAGTCTTACCTGTGAGTATTGAATATGCTTTTACAGCATCCTCGCCAGTAATGACTTTCCTGACGTTTACACTAGGTTCACCACCAAAATATCCACCTCCAGATGTTGAATATACAACAAGTGCTGCTTCATCAGGATACTTATAATCAAAAGAAATTCTCAAATTGTTATCACTTACACCCATATTATTTATCCTCCAATATAATTGTTATTGCATACTCACCGTCATTAACTTGAGCATACAGTTTCTTTCCATTAAGTAACGCCTCGATATCTTCTTTGCTAATACTGAATGTATCCAAGCCATAGCAAGGATCAACTTTCTTCCTTTTCGAATAAACTTCAAAATCACTCATCCTTAGTCTCCTTCTGTTTACTTCCAATTATATGGTTATATTGATTAATCAATAAATCATCCCCTGATGATAATTTGTAAGTAACATCTACTGTACATATTTCATTACTATTTATCACACCGGTGTCAATTATAGATTGCAAAGCAGCAAGTTCATCAGAAGTATCTCCAATTATACTTATCATTCCTTATTCTCCTTTTCAATTCTCACTCCCCTCAATAGTCCACCTATCTACAGCTCCAAGTCTATAGTATTCGATATAGCGTTCATCATGTAAAAATGTAAGAAGGCCAGGTCCAACGTCATGGATATCGAATTTAATGACATTTTTATAACTAAGTTGCTCACCTTTCTTTGTATAAATCGTTATTTTCATTTATTGTCTCCTTTCATGATAGCTTCGTACTCTTCTTTATGCTCACGCTTGAAACACTCTACTGAACGAATAAGTAGTCTTTTTGGAATCATAGTAACCCCTATAAGAGATGTAACTGAACCATACCACCTAGCAAGATGCTCAAATATAAACTCATCCTCCATTTCCTCGAATGTTGTCATTTTCTCAAAGGACTCATTAATACGACCTTCTACACTCTTAGGCAGTTCCGGTATCTCAGGTTTCTTAAGATCTTTAGGTGCTGGCGTGTATTTTATCGAGTAGCTAGTACCTAATATTTTACATTTTTCTTTCATATCCATCACTTTTCTCCTTTTCTTATAAAATAATCAGCCATTTCTCTTAAGAATCTAGTTGCTTGATTGGCAGTAAGAATATCCTCGTCTTCATCAATAACATCTGCAAAACTATTAATTAAGTCTGATATATTCTTAGGGGTCTCGACTAGTATATTCATTTTCCTATTTACCCTCCTTATATCCCTCTGGTAACGGCATCCATGCGATAATTTCATCGGGTTTGTATGCATTGCCTTCTATATCATCTGTTAATATCCATTCCCATCCAGAAGCTTCAAGAGTCGTTTTCCAGCGAGCAACTTTAACAACATCACCATATCTTTTCGTTGTACCAAGAACCTCGACATCCATATCAGGAAGATCATCTGAACATTTAGTCCAATCTTCTATTTTTTTGTATTTAAGCGAAGCGTTTCCATCATATGTATCGCTTACAAGGCTTGTTATATCATAACCATCGATAGTCTCATTTATATTAAGAGTTAAGTTCATTTCTCCGCCGTTGCAAGAAACACAAGTCCTTAATTCATAATTCGGAATATCAATTTCAATTTTCATTCTTTTCTACCTCCTCGACTAATAATTTATGCCCGCAATACCTGCAATATTTCTGCATAAATTTGGGTTCATCTTCTGTGATCCCACAATTAGGGCAGAATACTTTCTTTGGTTCATACGAATCACAAACAATTACTGTGTTGTCAGCTTTCACATACTTATAAGCAGAATTTACAGCCTTCTTTACAAGACCAACACATTTTAAAGCCATACTTGTGATTGTCCTTGGACATGGAAAACGCTCATCATTGAACTTAAATCCCGGTGTACTCTTAACACTTGTATAATATCCACCGCATCCCGGATATTCATCAGTGTCAAAATCATCTGGGATATCACCCGTAAATATAAGTCCTTTTTCATCAATCGAAACAGATGCGCTGCCTATACAGTTATTAGGATCTCTTGTATTAAAGTCTTTAACAATTGGTACCCTTTCCGGAATATCAATTTTGCAGTCTGAAGAAATACGACTTCCATCCGCATTCACAACATCAAATAATAACAATCTACCTTCAATCTTCATCCTTTTCTTTTATTTCCCTTTCTATGTCATCAATATAATCTCTCATACGATTGAGTATATCCATGTATCTATTCTTTGCAGAAAGAATGTCATTATAATATATTAATTTCCTTGCTCTTTCTATATACCATTTAGCCTTTTTAAGATCCTCAGCGCCATTCTTATTCTTCCATCTCCAGATGTACTTCCAAGCATTACATACACAGAAGTCGATAACAGCATTACTACCAAATATAATTTCCATAGCCTCAATACACTCAAGAGACGTGCTGCTCTTGTAGTGACTAGGGTTTGTTGGATCTTCTTTTACATTCATAGCTTCATTTACCTCACTAGTTACATTTTCTAAATTCATTGTCTTTTCCTCCCCTGCATCTAATACTATCCGGCAACTTTTCCCAAGAGCTTCATAACCAGGACACCAATCTGGGGCTCCGTTGTACGGAACGTTAGCAATTATACTTTCATCGCATTTATCACAGTTTCCGCAAACAATTTTGCCAGTATCATCATGTATCAAAGTAGATACCACAGACCAATGCTTACAATTTACGCATATAGGTCTCTTATCCATTATTTATTCCTCGCTTTCTGCTCATAACATCGTTACCACAATAAGAGCTATACACACAACCATTAAGACGATCTCAATCCCTATCAGTATCCACATTAATAGGGTTAATCTTCTTCTGCTCATTCTTATTCTCCCTTTCGGTCTTCATTCCAAGAAAAAAACCAACCTCGAAAGCTCCGAATCCTAATAAAATAATGAAAATACCACTTACTCCAAACATACTTTTTTATCCTCCTTTTTCTTTTCTTCATAATCTAAAGAAGAGATACCGCAGTCAAAGCATTTTATATACCACTTCGACGTATCAATATCTCTTCCAATCATTACATTCGTACTCCCGCAAAACGGGCATTTAAATTTATTACCTTCTTCATCTCCCATAGTCGATCCCCTTTAAATTACTGTATCTCCCTCCTCGAACTTAATTGGCTTTTTGCTGTTCATATTTACAGGTGACGACAAACACTCTTCACAAGGTTCATCCGTACCTTTAAGCTCGCGGTGTTTACATTTATTGCAGAACTTATGATAGTCAACAATCTTTTCATAGCCAATTTCCATATTTTATTACCCCCTTATAAGTTTTCAAATTCAGATGAAACAGTTTCTATTTTTTCATCCAAAAAAGCAACAATCAAATCTCTAAGTTCAGATTTGATATCTGGCGTTATTTGTGTCAGACCAAGATAATCTATACGGTATATAGAATGATCGTCCTTATTAAGAGAATCCCTAACCTCCTTTAAATTATCAATACAAGCATTTAGTTCATACGCCTTCTTTAATGTTTCCTCAGTCATTTGTAATCCCCCTTATTCAGAAAATAAAATAACCCTCGAAGAATGAGTAAGGTAAGTAACTCCATCTTTTCCGGTTATCTGAATCTGATCACTATTTTCATAATCTCTCCAGGTGCTAACTTCTATTTCCCCAACACCTTCGATATAAGCTCTCTTGAACGTGTAGTTAGTATCGATTATTTGCTGGTTGCATCCAGTTAAAACACACGTAGATAATAGTAACGCAATAACAATTTTCTTAATCATTCACATACCTCCACATATTCAGCTTCCCACCAATCCATGTCAATTGGTGTATATGCTGTAAAGCCGCTACTGATATTGACATCGACTATGTGTTCATCATAATCGAACTTCACATCTGTACTTGGCCATGTCTCTAAGAACTTATCGCCATTAGTCATTCTCTAGTTGATCCTCCTCATCTGTTTAATACGTGTTAAGCAATCATAAAGAACAATCTCCATAAAATAGGATGTTTTGTTATACGCTCACACACCATGTAAAGCATTTCTCGATTTACAGTTTCAAAATTTCCCGTATCAATAATATAACCATCTTTACTTATGAACACTCTTTGGAAGAATTGGTTAAACGCAAGATACTCATTAAATATATCTCCTTTATCATAGGCTTTGTTAAAATTATCTATTGCTTTTTTCATCCTGCTCCCCCACTTTCTTAACCTCATTGATTGTCGACTGGTCGATATGATCAGCTGGCTTAGTATCCGATTTAAGAGCATTCTTACAAAAATCGATAAATTCGTCGATTGAGATATTTATTCCATTTTCTGCAATATAATCCTCATACTGCTTGTTAGCCTTCCTAAGAACCTTATTAGCCTCAGTGTGTCCAAGTGCCTTTTTCATAAAGCAGATAGCTACACCTTTCTCCGGATCAAATACATCTCCACCGGAAGCCTTAGCTATTGTCTTAGTACCATCTGCCCAGATAATAATTGTGCATGGTCCTGAGAATATAATTTTCTTGTATAATATTGTTGGTTTCGGTGCTCCAAATGCTTTATCAATCATCTTTTTAATCTCCTCTTTGCTATAATGTGCTTTTATCTCATCATCAATATCAATTCTTATAGGTGACGCTGCGATCCTCTCAAATTCTCTTCTATTAAACTCATCTAAAGCTTTAAGAGAACTGTCAAAGTGTCGTTCTGTAAATTTTTGATCAAATTTATAATCTGGAAAATACGCCTTTGGACAATTTATTGCTCGTTCATCAACACCTTTAATGGTACTCAATTCTCCTAATCTAGGCTCACGATCTAAAAACAGATCATACTTGTATCCACATCCAGGTTCTTCAATAATGCCTTTAATTCGATAACAATTGTTATGGTATAACACAATATCACCTAATTTATACTTACTATCATTAAGCATTGTTGATTGCTTTTCTGCCCTACTTACAAATTCTTCAAATTCTTTAACATAATAAAATGGATGAGCATCAGCTGTAATCGAGCCCAACATTTTATGAAACATGTCGCGTCTGCTCGATATCCGATCCGGAAGTGTATATAAATCATCCTCACTGAAAGTCAACACGATTTTTTTACTTAAACGAACTGTATATGAAAGAATAGAAGGATGTATGGTCATAATCTCACCAATAATACCCATGCTAGGTATAGAGATACCTTTCTCATGATTTATAAATGGCGACGCATCCTTCCATACGCTAACCATAGTACCTAATTCATAATACATTTTTTATCCTCACTTTCTCTTAAACATACACTTTGATTTAGTTCCCTTCGGAAGGCAGCATGCAGGCACTGGCCTATTAAGAATCTTCGAATGGATAACCTCGTAATACTTACACTTCAAACACTTACTGCACTTACTCATCTGTTTCTCCCTTCAACAAAAGCAAATACTCAAACATATCAATCTGGTGATAGTTCTCTTTTTCGGAAACTAAAAAAGCACCAGGATTTTCTTTCTCCAGTGCTTCTCGTTTCTTTATGTTTTTATAGATAGCGGCAACCTGATTTGGCTTCATTTTATAAACTCGTTCTTTCCACTTAAAACCGGAATACTTATCCAAAATATAAAGCCGCATATCATTTAGAGTTGGTTTTGGCATGTGGTTCTCCTTTCACAGTCCACGTAAGTTCCTCTTAGCCTCATGTATTCTATCTCTTATACGCTGAATCGCCTGTGGTGCACTCTCCATTATTGCTTCTCCATGACAACGCTCTTCCATAGTACCCCACTCCTTATCCTCAGCATCAAAACTTTCTTTTACAGCAGCTTTCTGCTCCTGAACCCAAGAATATAATTTCTCTTTACAAGAGGGACATAAATCCCAATCAAAGTCTTTAGGACAGGTTATACCAATGGAGTACGGGTTACATTTATTATAGAGCTCGTGCGTATCCTTAACGACAGCTATATCATCTGCAATAACTCGTCCACAAATATCACAAAATCGTTTTAACATTATTTTTTCTCCAATATAATCGTTACCGCATACTTACCATCTTTGTCCTGAGCATCCAGTTTCTCTCCATAAAGTAACTTTTGTATATCCTCTCTGCTAATATATACTTTTAATAAATCTGCTTGCTTAACTACCATTATTTCTCTCCTTTCTTCATGATGGATTCTGCATTGGATAATTCTAAATATAATGCACTGAATGTCTCAAAAGGCATACTATCAAAATCAGTATTTTCTTTCAGCTTATCCAAACTCGAAATGATTTCCTCGATCACTTCTTTTCTACTATTAAATATTACAGCCATCCTTATTTCCTTTCATTTCATCACTCAAACCAAGTAACCAGTCTGCAGATACATTAAACCTTTTACATATTTCCACAATTTCAAAATCCTTAAGTGGTCTGTTACCATTAGTTATCTCCCATGCAGCATGCTGTGAGATACAGAACCAATCCGCGAATTCCCTTTGCTTCATGTGATTCGCTTTAAGCAACACCTTAAGACGCGTACTATCATTCATTATTGCCATTCTTTTTCTCCCTATATTCTTTTGACTTGTCAAAATACTTTTTACAAACGTCTATTATTTCCGAACTCATTTCCATATAATTGTCATAGCATTCATCGTAAAGCTTAGCGCCATTACATATTATTTTTGTGGCTGTCATATCATTAACTCTATAATCCGCATCATGAATAATCTTATAATTTCCAAGGATTATGTCACATACTTTATAGATAGCTTTTTCAACAGAAGCTATCGCTGTACTTGCAGCCCAGTTATTTTTCTTATCATTACTTGTATACCTAACAAGCCCCTCTTTCGTAAGCTGCTCTTCAAGGCCCATCTCTAAGAGCTTGCCATATACACAAGCATAAGATTTAAGCTTTTCTCCTCTGTTAGAGCTTTCAGCAAGAACAGCCTTTCTTAATTCACTCAATTCTTTGTCACTAAGTTTTGATACATCAATCATCTTTCTTCTCCTTTCACTATTCACATATTCAAAAAATATAAGGGAAGCTCTATGCCTCCCTCTCATTATTACACGTGTAATTTATGCGAATAGGACCCGTAGATATTACTCTGCGAGCCCCTAATATTTAAGCTTCAACAAGCCGTCCATTATCAAATTTGTAAGGTCTATCCGATAACACTTCTTCAGGCTTTAAGACCGTGCTGTTAACTTCTTCGATTGTCTTTGTGAGGAAATCTACATCTGAGAATTCAGACGGAACTACAATCCATTCATGTACAGATGAAGGAATAAGTGCAAATCCTTCTCCAACCGCATCAGATAACATATCATTAATACCGTCATATAGAATAGCTCCTGCGCCATACATTTTTACTTTGTTAGTAAGAACATAAAGGTCTGTAATTATAGGAATATCAATAAAGGAGGACATATCTGTCAAAGTTGCAGGCATATTCTTACTGGTATTAATATCTGAAGCTTCATTAAGTTCAGATAAAGTTATTCCGAGATTCTCTATATGCTTTTGCTCTACGGAAATCATCCCGTCTTTAAACACGTCGGAGATATCAATCTTAAAGTGTTTTTCAAGCGTATCGCAAACAGGAAACCTTACGATGTTTTTCCTTTTAGCGTTAAGTTTCTTATTAACCAAAATATAGATGATACGATTTAAGACTTCGTTTTTATCACGTATTATGTCTTCGATTCCCGATACGTCGATATTAGTTTCGAGATTATCAATGATATACTGCGCGTATTCTTCCGGAGTCTTTTCTTCGTTATCACCTATGTTAAATACCGGAGATACTTTATTACCGCCTCTTATAGTTAGAGAGATATAAGCAGAGTTGTTTTTGGTATCTTTCGTAAGGAATACAGGATATCCCTTATCTTCCAAAATAGCTTTAACAATACTCGCGTACTTGGACTTTATCATAGTAGGCTCCTTTCTGCCGGATGTTACTCGGCGTAGAATTTAAGTCTCCCACCATCAATATGCCTTTCTTCAGTATTGCCCTCCTGATCGGTTCTCTGATCTGAGATGCCGTCAAGCTCTATTACCATGACTTTACCGGTTGCTGTAATAAGAATACCTGTCAGCACCGTTACTAGAATCAACGTAGATACTATAAATATTTCATCCCCGTGATCTATGATGATTCGTTTAGTCTTATCTCTCATAACTTCTCCTTTCCTATATATTGGTTAATAGCCTATATAGATTATTTCTTTCTTCATTGGAATCACCTCCTTTTGTGCAAAAAGAAAGAGCCTATGCGGCTCAGTCTTTGTTTTCCTCTTTACGATCTTTAATCGCTGATTCAAGTGATGCTTTACACATCAACTCAATGAATTTTGCTCTTGCAACAGTATAGCCAAGTGCTACTCCTCCTACAAATATAAGTCCCATTCCAAATAAATTTGTTTCAATCTTCATTTCTTTTCTTCCTTTCTTTTAATATTAATAACAATCTCCTTATTAACTACTTCCATTGAAATTACGTAGTTGTCAGGATTTCCAATAAAACCTTTAATCTCTGACACCTCTTTTTTCTTCTTAAAAAGCCTTGTAATAAACATAATCATCATTTCCTCCTTCTATAATGAGGAGTGTTATTTTTGCGAAAAAAATAGTAGAAGACCTATTAGTCCTCTACTATTACTAAACAATTCTTTTTATTTCTACTCATAAAACATCTGTCTTTGTAAAGCTCCTTCATGTAATTAACATCACGATCAACTTTCTTAATAGTTCCGGTAAACAAATGATCGACTATAACCCCATTTGTTCTAACTTCCCTAATAGTAAAGCTCTTTCTTAAAATGTTCTTTAACATAATATATACCTCCTAAATAATGTACTGTTTTACGTTCATTATAAGGTATGTAATTTTTGCGAAAAGAAAAGAGCCGTTGTAAACGACTCAATTCTTTAGATCTGTTTGTGCAATTATATTATCAAATCTCTTTTTTCGCTGTTTTTCTTTTATGATTGTAGTCACAGGATCAAGACACCTGTACGCTCTATATGTTTCCTGTACAAGTGCTGTTCCAAGTGCTCCAACCGCTCCAAGTAAAAAACGTTCGATATATTTACATTTAACCATAATCAACACCTCCTCTTTCTATAATAGAAGATGTAATTCTTGCGACAAAAAGAAAGAGGGCATGTAACCCTCAATCTTAATTGTTAAATCATTGTACATGCTGTACTCATGTAAGAACTTAATTTCACCATAGTTTCATTTGGTCCTGAGAACACAAAGATAAATGCGCTCATAGGCTCTCCGAACCAGTCAGTAGTAGGCATTTCTCCAACTTCTTTAACGTCTTCGATACCCTGCTCCTTGACCCATTCTAAAGCCTTGTCGTACTCTTCCTGTGTCTTAGCCATATAAACCTGAATTTTAATGTTCTTCATATCCATAGCAATGTCCTCCTTTTCTATTATAGGAGGTGTAATTTTTGCGAAAAGAAAAGAGCCCATGATGGACTCATTTCTCATACTCTTAAACTTTATTAATCTTCATCTGAACGGTTTATATACATATCCATAAAATCGACATCGTATTGGTGAAGATCAAGCCCAAGTTCTTCTCTAACTATTTTATCTATTTCCGATGCTAATACATAATTATTGTTCTCATAGAGTTTATTAATCCTCTCATTAATATTATTAATTGCATCAGATAAGAATTTTGCATTTTCTTTGTGCTTATCCTCAGTCCAATCAACATCTTTTATAATGTTTAACATGTTATATACCTCCTTTCTACAATAATCTGTGTTTTTATTGCGACAAAAAGAGCCTATCCATAGATAAGCTCTTTAGAAAAATATCAATGTGTAATTTTTCCATCAGTCATCATCTGACATACATTCTTTCCAAATATCCATGGAGTATTTGACCCATAAGGATCGGAGTAAGTATAGTCATCTCCATTCCCTTTGATAACCACTTCCGCTGGATACGTTGACCTGCCGGAATTACTTTTACATGTAAGTGTTATCCTATTCCCATCAAGTGTATAACTTTCAACTCCAGGCGCCCATCCTTTAAGAACGTAATCACATGCCTCTTTAATATCCATTCCCATAATACTTATACCTCCATAAATTGATATAACTATTATCGTACATATTAAAGCAAAAAGAAAGAGGGCATGTAGCCCTCAATCTTTCAATCAAAGTAGAATCCAATATCATTCTTGATTTTCTCGATTTCTTCGGAACTCTTTCCAATGATTTCAATGTCACATTTATAATCGCCATCAATAACCTTACCATAGGCTTTGTATTCAATGTGATTGGTTACCATGTAATCAACCCATTTCATAAATTCCTGATAATCACTTGTGCCGATAAATCTCATAACATTATTCATTTTCATTCCCTCCTTAACTCGTTTCAAAAATATATGTTCATCCTATTAGAACGTATGTTTTTCTTGCGAAAGAATGAAGAAAAATCTCCGATAGCTTTCGTAATATTGGTTCTTGCCCCTCGGAATCTTATAGAGCATCTTAAGCTCTGTAAAAGAAAGGTCATTTGTTACTGCATTTACAATATAAGTCCATAATTCTCTATCTGCTTTCTTGGCGCATCTATGAATTGTCTCTACTTTTTCCTCAAGCTCAGTCTTTCTTTCAACGTGATCAAGAACCGGATTATCAACAGGCGAATCATCAATTGTTATAATCGACGTACTTCTAAACCCGCCGTCAAGTTCCCTAAGCTCATCTATCCATTCATCATACTGGAGACAATAGTGCTTAAGTTCATAAAATCTGTGTTTAGAAATGTGGTAATTGTTTTTCTTTGATACTACAGGCCTAACTTTCATGCTGCTCATTTTTGCTTTTCATCTCCTTTTTAAGTATTTGTGTACGAAAGCATGATAAAATAAAAAATTGTCGTCCGTATCCCTATAATTTTGAATGTTTTCCAACAAAGGGATTTAGACGACAACTATTTAATATACAATATGTTTCATGAGTGAAAAATATCTTAAACCAAAAGAAATTGAACAAAAACTTCAATTATCACATGCAACTGTATACAAATTGCTGCATACAGATGGCTTTCCTATGATTAAAATTGGAAGAAATATAAGGGTTAGGGAGTCTGATCTTGAGTGGTACCTAGAAATGCATAAGTCACACACCATCCACCTTTGAAAGCGCTTCCTTTAAAGTTTCGGGTGTAGTCTTAACGTAGATATTAGCCGTAGTCTGGATATCGCTATGCCTTAGTAGCTTACTTATAGTAAGAATATCAACATGTTCCTGGTAAAGAATTGACCCATAGCCATGACGAAGGTCGTGAACTGTGTAATCGTTTTTAATCTCAGCATTATCTAAGATTCTTTTTAGTGACGAAAGACAAAAAGCCTTTGTAAATGCCCTGCCGGTATTATTTGGAAACACATAATCTGTTTCTGTATGATCAGGGTATATGCTATCCATGAGCTTAAGTATCTTTGTTCCTCTTTTCCTTACAGGAATTGTAGCTGCCGATGCTTTGGATTTAGGAGCTTTCTCGATAATTTGCCAAGATAAAGCATTTCCATCTTCATCACGTCTTCTTGTTCGCATCATTGTTTGTCTTATTGTAATCATCTTAAAGTCTTTACTTACATCCTTCCATTTAAGACCAGTAGCTTCTGCAACACGAAGACCTGAATACATGATAAACGCAAGCATCCTTGCAGCATTACCGTATTTATAGTTTCCTTTTGAATCTTTTCTTAATGCCTCATTGTAAATCTTATCCATATCATCATTCGATGTGAAATTGTGCTCTTTCTTTTTAACCGCAACATTATTTTCATTTGGAAGTTTTATTTTATGAATATCAATCTGAGGCACATATTTGTAATTTTCATAGTCTTCATCAGTAAGAGCCATAGATATAATTCTCCAAGTCTTAACAATTGACCATCTTGAATACTTCTTGGACAATTGACGCAAATATTTAACAAGTGCATCTCTGGTAAGAGCATTCAGCTTTAATCTTGAAATTGGATACTGAAAAAATCTAACTGCAAGAGAAGCTTCATAATTATCGAATGTCGTAGATTCCAGTACTATGCCAACATCCTTATACTTTTTGTTATAAAGCCAGTCTTTCACATAGCTACCTACAGTCATAGCTTTTTTATTTACTGGGAGTTTCTTTGAATTTGCTTTATTTTCGAGCTTTTCCTTTACTTCTTTTTCGGTCTTACCATAAGTATAATGACCTTCCTTATCTCTAAAATAACAGTACGTAGTTCCTTTGATTTTCTTCTTACCCCAGCTACCTTCGCCGTTTTTTCTTTTACCTGCCATATTGTTCTACTCCAATCTTTCCGAATTTTCTACCCCAATTTCTACCCTAACTGCGATATTTTTTATTATAATTTATTAGCACTAGATAGTAAAGCAAAAACACCAAAGCCCTTGTAAATACTGCATTTTGTAAGAAATAAGCAAATTCTTAAATATCTATTTTCATTACCCCAATAATGTATTATATATGAATTTCCTTGACTTGTCAGTAAGCATAATGATAAAACAATATAGGAAGTTAAATGCTTCATCAAAAAATACAAACTTCATATTCCGAAGAAAGGAACAAATATGCCAGATTTTTCTAAAC